CGGAAGAAACTAAAAAAGATAGTGCTGAAGTAATGGCTGATTTAAAAGCAAAAGCTAAAGAATTAGGTATTAAAGGATTTGCACTACCTCACATGACAGAAGCTAAATTAGTAGCTGCCATAGAAGAAGCAGAGAGTAAACTAGCATAACTATAACTAAACACAAAACGAAAGAGGGCGAGATAAAACTTGCCCTTTTTTTATTTACTTTTATTAAAAATTTAACACAATGAACGCTATACAAATAGGTTACGCAATAGACTTTTACACAAATCTTACCCACGCGTCAAGATTTTACAACATAGAAAAGAATAAAGCTATGAATGATGCTATTATGAAAAAGATAGATAGCATAACAGATACAATCAATTCTAATCAATTAACAGGAATAGATAGAATCCAAAAGTATAGAGATGAGTTATACACATTACTTAAAACAAGCTCAACTGCGCCGACAAACATAGGTACTTATAATACAGATGTTTACATTAACCATGTAGACTATCCAATAGATTACCAAACATTTGCCGCTTTAACATTAACCGTAGGCGGAAATACTACTTACGGAAGAGAAACTACTTATAACAAGCGTGGACCATTATTAGAATGTTCATTTAGAAAACCTACAAATAAAAAACCTTACTTCTTAGAAGATTCAACAGGATTACTTATTTATAAAGGAGATTCTAGTGCTATCACATCGTGTAAACTAGACTATATTAAACAGCCAGCAGTATTTAATATGGGAGATGAGAGTCAATATATTAATGCAGGAGCAGGTGTAGTGACTATTGGCGCTTCTTACATAGCTACGGAGTTAAGTGTGCAAAATGGTGTTACTTATCAAATAGGAACTCAGTTTACGGCGGCTGTTACAACAACACTAGCAAGCGGACAAGTAATACTAGCTTCTAATACAACAACTACTGATATGCCTGAGAAATGTCAAGATGAATTAGTTAAATTGGCGGCAAGTATCTTATTAGGAGTAACAAGTGCTTTTGAAAATTCAGCTTTTGCAGAAAAAGAGACTAAGTAAAATCGTATTAAAATAATATTTACATTTACATTATATAAACCAAATAAAAAACCAAAAAAACCATGTCACAGAAAAACAAATCAGTATTGTTTAATACATCAGCAGGAAGCGATGTACAATACAGTGGCGGTGAAATCCTAATTGCTGGATTAGACGCTGTCAAATTATCAAGAGTGATTAATTTCTCTCAAATCAATTATCGTGCTGAAGTAGCACAAGTAATCACAATCGGAGCAACAGCTTACACTCCTACAGCTTCAACAGCTTATTCGGTTGAAATCGGAGATGTAAACGTAAGAGACCATGGGTACACTTCTTCTTTAAAGAAGTTTACTTACACTACTCCAGATGATATTACTACATTAGGAGCTTCTGCTGCTTTACAACGTGAGGCTATTACATTAAAATTAGTAGCTGAGATTAACGCAGGTTCTCCATTTGTAACTGCTGCTACCTTAACATTAGGTAACGGATTTACAGTAACAGACAAAGCAGGATACTTCCCTTATAACCGTCAAGGTAATAATGGTCGTCAAGGTGCTTCTGTAGTTCGTCCAACAACTAATACAGATGGAACAGGATTTGCTGCTTCTAACTTCGTATTAACAACTGCGGCTGTTTATGAGTTCGGTACAGGATTAAACTTGTTAAACAATGCTCCTGTTTACGATTTTATGACAGGTAACTTAATTTCAGGCGAAATTGAAACTCCTTTAACTGCTGCTGGAGCAACTGCGGTAAGTGGACAAAAATACAATATGTTCAATATTTCTTACTTAGATTTAGTTGCTTTGCCAACTGCATTTAACGGAACATCAAGAGTATATTTAGTTAAAAACCAAACTGCTTATGTAGATAATGGAGCTGGTGCTTCTACTGCTAACGCAACTGGTTATGCTGCATTTGAAAGAAATTTACAAAGAGGTATTTTATCAATTTATGCTGAAGATCAAGCTTCTATTGTAGAGTTTTTTGATGGCGCTCCTATTGCAGGCGCAAAAGCTGGTGGCGCTCCTGTCGGAACTACTGGTGCTGAAAATACACTACATTTATCTAGCGGAAATGTTTTACATTATGCTATCTTAGGTGCTGGTCAAACATTAACTGCTCCCGCGTATGTAGCTACGGGTTTACAATTAGACTTAGATGCTGCTGATAACGAAGGTGCTGAGTACTCTGCTCCTGTAGATGCTGTTTCAGGTAAAGAGTTTGTAGTTGGTAAAACAGAATTTTCTTTAATTTGGAAAGCTTCTATTGCTGACGTTTCAGATACAGATGATTGTTTAGTAGGTTTCCGTAAGAAAGAAGCTTATCAAGCTGCTGTAGATAATTATGATGAAATGGCTGCTTTCAATGTGAATTTAGGAGATATTTTTATTTCTACTATTTTAAATAACGCTGCAACAGTAGATACTGATACAACTTTAAATTGGGCAGATACAGAAGTTCATGAATTAGAAGTTAGAGTATTAAAAACTGGAGCTGTTAAGTTTTTGGTTGACGGAGTTGATAAAACTAGCGTTCAAACTACAGCTTATTCATTTGATGCGGGAGAAGTGGTTATTCCATTTATTTATGTATTAAATGCTGCTGCTTCTGCTCCAACAGTAGTTGCTAGCAAGTTTGCTGCGGTTCCAGCTATTTGGAAAGCGTAATAATAAATTAATTACAATTAAAAAGGCTTGGTGTAAAAAACTAAGCCTTTTTTTATTTATTTTTGATACATAAAAATTTAATAAAATGAATGAAAACGCAAGTGCTGTAGTAAGGGCAATTAAACAGAAAAAAGAGTTAATAGCTGTAGGATACGAGAAGTTAACTGTAACAGGTGGAGCCGCTCAATCTTTAACCGTTCCAACATCTGCTGTTTATGCAGAGATTAGAGTTGAATCTGCGACTACTACTGGAATAATTATGAGGTATTTAATGCTAGGAGCTACAACTCCTCCAACAACTACAGATGGTATGGCATTATCTTATTTAGATTTCTTTGATATTACAAATGGAGATAACGTGAGAAACTTTAGAGTTATTGCAGTTTCTTCGACTCATACTTTACATATACAATACTATAAATAATAAAACATGATTTCAGCTATTAAAAATATAAAAAGAGTATTTTCTCAAAATGGAGGTAGTGGCGGAGGTAGTAACCTAGAAATAAAAGATAATGGTTCTACCTTAACAGCAGCAGCGACATCAATAGACTTTACTGGAGCTGGTGTAACTTCATCCGTAGTGGGCACAGCAGTTACTCTTAGTATAACAGGAGGCGGTGGTGGAACATCATCAACAAGTAATTTATTTGCTTACTATAACTTTATATAAAAACAAAACAATATGATGACTTACACAGCCCCAGATGGGCACATAATCGAATCTTTACCATATCCAAAGGTGGTAGTTTATGATTGCAAATGTTCAGAAATAGTAGATGGTATTTACTATTCTATTGAAACGACTGGAGCACCGACTGAAATAGGAATACAACAAATTAATATTAAAAGAGCAGTTGATAATAATAATATGAGTATTGAAATAATAATGAGTTCAGATGAAGAATTAATTGAATATCAAAATAATAATAAACTAATATAACATGGCAGCAAATACAACACCAATTTTCGTAAAACAGGGTAATTTTACGCCCGCAAGAATAGCAGCAGCAAACACAGCATCTGATGGTTCTGGAACATTAGTAACATTAGTAACAGCAGTTACAGATGGAACAAGAGTAGATGGAGTTAGATTTATTAACTCGCAAGCTACGGCAGCAGTATCTGGTGCTAAAGTATTAAGAATATTTTTAACTGATACAGGTGGAGCAAATCCACGATTAATTGGTGAGGTAGCTATGGCAGCAGCTACTCGTTCAAATACAGTTATTGGAGCAACTTCAATTTATACTTTTGACCAAGCAATAGTAATGAAATCAGGACAGTTAATGTCAGTTTGTATGAGTGTTTATGTTGGCGTTCAAGACCAAACAGATGCTATTGCTTACGCAGGAGATTATTAATTATGGCAGCTAGAACAGTTAGTAATACAGGTGGTAATTGGGACGCTGTAGCAACTTGGGTTGGTGGTGTAGTACCTATTGCTGGAGATACTGTAGATTTTACCGCAACAAGTGGAAATCTTACCGTTAATGTTACAACAGCAACATTAGTAGGGATAAATTTTACTAACTATTTAGGAATAATTACATTTAATGCTAATATAGCAGTTAACACATCAGTTAATTTAGGAACAGTTGGATATACTCAAGCTGGTAGTGGAACTTTTGGATTAACAATTAGCACTACTACAACAATTACATCAAATGGAGTTGTTTGGAATAATTTATTAGCTTTTTTTGGAAGTAGTCAAACGTACACATTAGCAGATAATTTGACAGTTACTGGAAATATAACTATATCTGGAACTGGTTCAACAACTTTTACAGGTAACACTTTATATATAAGTGGTAATTTAACAATTACAACTACAACAACAATTGTTGGTGGAACAGAATTTGTTTTTAATGGAACTGGAACTTGGGCTCATTCATCTACTGGAGTTATACAAAATAATGTTACCATTAACACTACTGGAACTCTGACAATAGGCGCTAATATCTATTACAATACAGGTATCCTAACTTACACAGCAGGAACAGTTGATACAACAACTAATAATAGCACTTTAAATATAGGGGCATCTACTACTTTAGATACAGATAGAGGAGTAACTAAAATAACTTGGAATAATATAAGGACAAATAGTACAATTACATTAACATTATCAAGTAATTTAAACACTACTAATTTGTATCTAAACAATGTTTTAAGTTTTGTATTGGGTGGAAATAACTTATCAATATCAGATACTTTAATTATAGGATACGCAACTGGTTCAACTACATTTAATACACCTCAAAATTTACAAGTAACTAATTTATTATTAGGTAATGGTTTTGCTAGTAATCACATATTAAATGGTTTATTTACAATATCAGTATCGGGTAATTTAACTCAAAATCAAGGCGCTGGCACTTCATCAGGTACAACTTCAATTTTATTAAATGGAACAGGAACTTGGAGTAATACTAGCACAGGAGCTTTACAAAGCAATTTAACAATAAATACTATTGGAGATATAACTATAAGTGGAAATGTTTATTACTCTACAGGCACATTTATTCACACATTAGGAAATGTAGTTACTACAAATAGTACTCTAAATATAGGTTCTACAGCTACGATAAATGCAAGTGAAATATTTTGGAATAATATTATATTTGGTACTGGAACACAAACTTTAATAAGTAACTTAAATTGTAAAAATTTAACATCTGGAGGAGCGTCAACTAATACTATAAATGGTTTATTTAATATAAATGTAAGTGGGAATTTAACCGCAAATGGAATTGTACTAGGCACATCTACTATTATATTAATTGGTACAGGGCTTTGGACTTCTCTTAATTCTTCTAACACTTTTAGAACACCTGTAATTATTAACGCAAATGGAATTATAACATTAGCAAACACTTTAGAGTGCGGAGGTAATTTAACATATATTAAAGGAACTGTAAAAGCGAATAATACAACTATTAGTTTTACCACATCCACATTAATAAATTTACATAAATTAATTTTTAAAAATGTTTTACTAGGTGCTAGTTCAACTATTACAATGAATGAATTTTTTAGTGGTAGCCCATCACTTGTAACTAACGTAAATTCAACAAGTGGCTCAAATTACACAATAGCTTTTCAAGATGGTTTTGAAAAAATATCTAAATTTGTAAATATTAGCAGTTGCACATTGTCAAAACCTTTACAATTATTGGTTCTTACAAAGAGTAAAATAAATTCAAGAAATAGTGGAATAAGATATATTAATCAATCTCCTAATGGAATAGCAAAGAATAAACCAAGTATTATAAACCAAACAACTTACAATAGCCAGATGTTAATTAGTGACCCTGGAATGAAATAAAAATTTTAAATTAATATCAATAACAAACATGGGACAGTCAGCAGTAAAGAATCCTAGAAAAATATTCAGTCAAGCTGGGGCAGACCCTGCATTAAATAATCGTGTAACAAATTTAGAAAATAATGAATACAAAATTACATATTATGAGATTGTGTCAGGAACAAGCGGAAGCCTCACAATCCCAGCAAACTCAACCATTAACTCAGATGAGTTTGGTTTATCGGGTAATGCAATACTTTCAAAGATTGATGGCTCAAATAAACCAACGTATGAAAGCCCTCAGACAGTAGGTGGAGTTGTAGTAACAGCATCTCTTAATACTACTACAGGAGCATGGACATCATCAGGAACTTATACAGATACTAGTGTAGCTTTAATCTATTCAATTAAGATTAAAGCAGTATATTATTCTACTTTAAATTATGATAGAATAATTGAAACTGTAGATTTAGCTGTAACAAAAACTTCTGATTTAATAAATGATGGTGATGATGGAGTATCTCACTTTATATCTTTAAATGATTTACCTTCTAATCTTATATTGTACCCTACAACGGCGTCAAGTGATGTTAGCGGATACTTTAAATTAGTAAATAGCATAACAGACCCTAGCTATAATTCAGTTGCTGTAAATGTAAGTACAGGAGCAATAACAACAACGGCTCAATTAATATCTTCATTAGCTACAAGTGCAAATATATTAGTTGGCAATCCAGGTGTATTCAATATTTCAACAATAGGTAATATACGAAAAACAAGTGGTAGTGGTACTGCTGATTTTTATTTTGAAGCTTATAAAAGAGATTCTATTGGAACAGAAACACTTATAACCACATCAATTAATACTACACCTGTAACAAATGCCCTTTATTCTGAATTTTCAACAACTGGTTTATGGAATAATGGTGATTTTGTATCAACAGATAGAATAGTTTTAAAGTTCTATGCTAATAGAATAACTGGTGGTTCAGACCCTACTTATGACTTTCAATTTGGAGGAACTGCTCCAGTTAGAACTCTAGTACCTATACCTTTAAATGTGGCTCCTAGTAATTCAATTCAAATTGTATCTAAAGACATTACTGATAGCACAGCCTTAACAGGTACAACTGCTATAACTTTAATGAAGTCGGTATTAATACCTGCTAATACTTATGTAACTGGGGATGTAGTTAAAATATTAAATAGAGCTATTAGAAATACAGCAACTGGTACTGCTAGTAATTTATTTTACATTAATACATCTAATACTTTAACAGGTGCAACGCTTGTTGGTACTCAATCAGCTGCTTCAAGGTATTATGCAAATGAGCGTAATTTATACATTAAGTCAACAACAATTAGTGAAACTATTGATGTTACTACTTCAATTAGTAGTGACGCAAATGTATCTTCAGCAAATGCAAATAGCAATTTAAATATTAATTGGGGTGTTAATCAATATATTATTGCAGCTTTCCAAAATGCAGCGGTGGGTAATAGTACGGTAATGAGTTCACTAATTATACAAAAATTCTAATGGAAAATTTAATTAAAAAAGATAATACAATTACTTGGCGAAATATTGAAAACGCTGAAATAATTGACGTTCAAAAATTAGATGAATTGGCTTTGAATTTAACCTTAGCAGAATATAACACTTATTATTTTGACTATCCAAATACTAGCGTAAATGACATTAACTATAAAAATATTGACGAATTAATTAATGCTTTAAAATAAAAGAACTTAAAAGACTATGAATGCCTCAGAATTAATATTTGGAATAAAAGACGTAGTAGCAATTATCATAGGATTAGGTTCTATAGTTAGTTTTGTTTATGTTATAAAATCAAGTTCAGAAAAAGCTAACATTAAAATATCTGAAGTTAATGATGAATTAGATGAATTTAAAAAAGTTGTAAATGAGAAGTTTTTACATTCTAAAAATACAAAAAAAGCAACAGTAGAATATATCATGGATACAGTAGAAAAAAAAGAGAATTTAATTTACAGTAAAATAACTGAAATAAAAAGTGAACAAGAAGTGGCTCACAATAAGTTATGGAACAAGTTAGACACTGTAGAAAAGATGCAGCAAAACATTAGTAATAATTTAGCTGAACTAACAGGTTATTTAAAAGCTAAAAATATTTAGTTCAGAATATAAAAACTAATAACTGAAAGGATTAGAAAGAAAAGCATCCGCAATTTTGCGTAGTGATGCTTGTAAGATATTAATGCCAAATAAAAAAGTTTAATATTAAAAAATTAGTAGTATGAGTAGAACTTATAATCAAATAGAACAAGCTGTTAGGTCACTTGGATATAAATGGTTTACGGCACCACATTCTTTAAATTATGTTTGGGAAAGAACTTCATTTGAAGCCACAAATAAATTTACTGATTATTTACATATTTGTTATCAAGGAAATCATGGGGACAAAGTGATATTAACAATTCCAGCAACAACAAAACCAGGATTAAAAGGTTCGTTATTAGAACCTACAACTGTTGAAGGTATTAAAGGAACAGCAGTTATAGAAAGTCCTCAACAAGTATTAGGTGGATGGGAATTTAAGGATACTACAAAAGAATTTAGTTCATATCCATATTTCAGACAAGTTGGTAAGGTTAATTATTGGAGAGATGGAAATAAAGACACTTTTATTGATAAAGTTCAAAGGCAAATAGCAAAGATATTTGGCACACATTGGCACAGAATGAGTCAAAATAATACTTATGGAAGTGGATTAGTTAATAATTGGAGTTTAGGCTGCTTCGGAAGCCCAGAGCCTGAATTTGAAAAGATATTACCTATTACAAGAATATCGTGTGGTATTTATGGGAATAAGGTTACTGGAACAATCATAGAATCTAAACATATAATTTAAAAAATTAAGATATGAAAAAGTATAAAGTATATTTCTCGGTATTTAATTTATTCGGAAATACTCAATCAGAGATTGTAAAATTACAGCAATACGCAAAAGGTATAGTAAGTGCCATTGCAGGAATGACATGGTATGAATCTAATGCTACTTATGCTATTTATGTAGGTATAGGAGGTGTTGTATTAGATACGTTATTAGCTTGTTTATATTTAGAAGAAAAGAACTAATGGAAATTTCAGTAGTTAAATATTGGTTAGGGGTAATAGGCAGGGGCATAGTAATATTACTTGCTTGTTTATTTGTATTTAGATATTGTGGCGGATGCGAGAATAAAATTGAAGTAGCTAAAAATGATAATAGTCAGTATTTTGCTAAGATGAAGTCAGATAGTATGATAATTGTTAGCTTAATGAAAAAACAATACCAAGACAGTTTAAATACAATAGCTTCAAAACGCTCAGAAGACTCGATTAAGGTAATTGCAGACAATAATGAGATGTTGTATAGAAGTTCATCTAAAAGAGTTAGAGAATTACTTGCTAGAGGTATTTGTGATACTGTATTGATAAAGATTGCTATGAATGATTGCGATAGTACTATTAAATCAAAAGATGCTTTACTTGCTCAGAAAGATTCTACTAATAAAAGTGTTAATGAAGAGTTAAGTACAGTAAAAGAAGAGTTAGTTATAAGTAAAGGAATGGTTGTGACGGCGCAAACAATAATTAAAAATCAAGCGGAGGACTATAAAACTCTTGAAAAGGAGTCTAAAAAAGCTTTAAGAAAACAAAAGATTAAAACAATAGGCGCTATTATAGTTGCATCAATTACAGAAGTTTTAACTATATTTGCTTTGAAATAAATCTAGGGTCGCAATCTTGAATTTAATTACAACTAGCCTTGCAGAAATGTAAGGCTTTTTTAATTCAACTTTGAGTTAAAAACCATTAATTATTTTCGTTACATTTGAAGTATAAATAAGTAGAATATGCCAACTAAAAAACAAATCATAGACGATATTTTAATTTTAGCTGAAAGATTTTCTCGAACTGATGAATCTAGGATTGATGAAGATTGGGTTGGATATAAAGTAGAGCAAGCAAGAGTTTCGGAAATTCTTAAAGAATACAACATTACTAAGGTTATTGACCAAAATTGGTTAGTTGACTTTGGTATTCACTCGTTAACTAAGGTTAATTTCTCAGATGATCCAAACGTAGACTTCTGTAATTGTGATATTATGAAGGCTATAATACCTGAAGTAATCAATTTAACTTACTTAGGAGACGGAAACTTAGATTTAGGATTAAGAGTTATATCTGCTTGCGGAAAGACTACTTACACTTTCTATCCTATTGAAACGTGGAGAATGATACCTAAAGAACACGTTAGAAGTATGTTTCATTACTATCAAAGATTCGGCACTACTATTTATGTTAATAAAATTGTGCAAAACCTAAGATTTTTTGGAATACCTACTACAACAGAAGGATTAATGATTAAGAAAACATTACCTGTTATTAGTGGTGGAATTAAATCAGGTTATTCATATACAGTAAAAGGAACAACAGGATTAGTAGTTTACGATGGAGTTAATTATTTACCTAATGATACGTTCACAGGAACGGCTACAACTACTTTTACAGCTAGCGGAAACTCACAAGTATTCTATACTAACTATGAAGTAGAAATGACTGAGAATGACCCATATCCTGTATCAGCGCACTTAGCTAGACAAATTGTAATATCTATCTTAACTACTGAGTTTCAGATAGAGAAACAGCAAGTGATGGATGTTTTAAATGATTCGGCGGATGATGTGGTAACTAAATGAAGAAATTAGTAGATAAGAAATTAGGAGAGTGGTCAACTCCAAGAGTACATGGATTGATTAAGAGGGACTTTAAAAGAAGGTTTAAACAAAAGATAACTACAAAGGATATTAACGATATTTGGAATAGTTACATAGAAGAGGAGATATTGAACAACTTAAAAATAGGAGCGATTATAAACTTAGATAATCAAACTAAAATTTGGGTTAAAGCGACAAAAACAACAGACAGTAAAAGAATGATGTCGTTACTAGAGAAAGGATTAACGTATGTCGGAGGACGAGTAACAAAAGCTAAGTTAAATTTAAGTAGTTCTAAGTATATTTACAAGATAGTATTAGAAACTAAGAGATATAAAAAAAACAAACAGATATTTTTTAAATCACACCAAGATTTAAGAGATGCTGTTACAGAAGGAATTAAAAAAGGAACATTAATAACTAGATTAAAATGTCAATAAACAGATTAATATCAATAAACAATCCTATAATTAATGCAATGGATTTGGCGGCGGTTGACCACGCTAATCACAGACCATTATTTATGACTTGGGCTTACCAAGCAGAAAAGGAAATAGGAAGTTACTATCAATACGAAAGACAATGGAAAGTTATTGATGTTTGCGGATGCACAGCACAACTACCTGATAATGCTATTAAGGTAGAAGGTGCTATCTTAGGAAGTCACGATGTTAATTGTGGAAGTATATTTGCTAGAACATTTAGTAATCCAATAGTTAACGCTTCATTATCAGCGGATAATACTTTCTTAATAGTTGATACAGGAGTATCTGAAACTACAAGTGGATGCGGAATAGTGCCATACCATTTTCAGAATAATAAAATGATATTTGATGTAGAATTACATAACGATAAAGTAACTGTTCAGTACATAGGATATAAGGTTGATTGTGATGGATTTATGGAGATAGGAGAAAATCACGTAGAAGCTATTACTCAATTCATATTGTATAATTGGTGTATGAGAAGAAAAGACACTAAAATGATGCAATGGCACTATACACAATGGGATAGACTATGCGCTCATTCAAGAGCTTTAGATGCTGAGTTATCAGAAACAGATAGAGAAGAGATTGCAAGATTATACCATGACCCTTATTCAGGTCGTGGATTATGGGTAGGAATGAATATAAACAATACTTATGGCAGGTTCAGTTATTAATACATTTGACAAAGGACTTCATCAAGATAGTTCTTTTATATTACAGCCTGACGGCACATATCGAAACATGAAAAACGGTATGCTTATTTCTTATGACGGTAATCACTACACTGTAGAGATGACTAAAGGGAATAGAGTTTTACTTACTTTAACTCCAAGATATTCTGAGGATGTAGATAATTTAGATTTAGAGCCTATGCCAATAGGTTTTGTTTCTTTTATAGATAAGTTAGTTGTATTCTCTACTAATAGCGAAACAACTACTGGATACGGAGAAATAGGAGTTATTTCATTTACTAGAAGTGGGGTTGATTTTGTTGGTACTTATGTGCCATATTATCACCATATTAATTTAAACTTTACTAAGATTCATAAGATAGAAGGATTTTCTTTTAGAGAGAATGATAAAAATCAACGCGTATATTGGACTGATAATTTTAACGAACCAAGGGTATTTGATATTGCTAATCCTATTTTTACAAATTATATAGCTAGTGGTTCTCTAGTAGTAGGCACTCAGTACATGGTACTACAAGGTTGTATTATTTATGATTCTGACGAGTATGGTCCAACTGATGAAAGCGGAACTATATTAGGTAACATATTCACCGCTACAATAGCAGGAGGAACAACTTATGGAGTTTCTGATGGTTCGCCATTAGTAATTGAATACTATCCATTATCTTTATTAGATTGGTCTCCAAGTAGACTGTTAGGTAATATTGAGTTTAAAGAATATGGTATAGGAGATAAGTATTGCGGAAGCCACATTTACTTCTATAGATTATCTAATTCTTATGATGGCGTAGTTACATCTTGGAGTTACGCTAGTACACCTATTCATGTAGGTATGGATAATTCGGCTGCTTATTTAACAGGAAATGCTTATAGAGATTTTGTAGGTAATGGAAGCGCGACAACTCTTGCGAATAGCGGTAAGTCTGTAAAGTTAAATATAACTGATATTGACACTGATTTTGATACTATTGAGATAGCTTGTGCTGAGTTTACGCAATCAGAGGATGTTCCATATAGAATTATTATAACTAATAAAGAAGCTGTAACAGGTTCGACTATGACAATAGAAGATAAAGGTTCAGTTAATTTAGGAACGGTTACGATTAGCGATTTAACATTGTTTCCTGCAAGTATTTTAAAGTGTAAAACAATAAATACAAATAAGAATTACAGTATTATAGCTAACATAACAGAGAGAGAAGAGTTTGATTTAGATTTAAGTGGAGTGGCTATTACTCAGTTTCAATATCCTTTAGTATCTCATGGAGATTTGAATTTATGTTCTAATTGTAATATTCCTGCTGATGTAAGCCCTCCATTAACAGGAAATCCTACACTAGCTGGGCAAGTGTTGCCGTACTCAAGATGGTTAGTTACGTTTGGTAATTTAACTACAGATACAGTTATATATGAAGGTATATACTATGTTACGGGAGAGGTTATTGTTGGAGGTTCTATTTGGTCTATAATGTTATTTACAGGAACAGCATCAGTAAGACCATGTACAACTAAAAATAAATATACAGTTACTAACCCATCTTCTTCTGATGTAGGAAAAAGACGAGAAGATGCTATACAATTAACAACAGGATTTTGGGATTATAAAGACCCTGCTGTAGCATCTCATAATAAAGGATATTGGAGTGGAGAAAAATATAGATTTGGAATTTTGTTTTTTGACTTAAAAGGTAATCCATTCTATGTAAAATATATAAAAGGAGACCCAACAACTTTTGACTACACTTTTGATACTATTCCTGATAAAGGAGGATTAATGAGAAAAGATGCCATATTTGGAACAACTCCTACTCAATACTCTTACGCATTAAATACGTCTGGAATTAATGTAAGTGGATTAGATATACCTGAGTCAGTAATGAATCAAGTTAGTGGGTTTAGTATCGTAAGAGCAGAACGAGATCCTATTGCAATTACGCAAGGATTATTGATGCAAAGTGTATATAGTAATTTGCTCGGTTTTAATTCTGTTATGCCATTAGGTATATGTAGAACAGACTATAGTATTTTACCTATGTATCAAGTTGGAGATGGATATTATATTTACTCTGTATTATCGCCTGATATACAAACTGGATATTCTTTTCCTTCTGCGGTTAAAATTGGAGATAATTTAAAAGAAGCTTGTTGGTTAGACGGAACTCAATTAAAAACAGATACTCAAAAAAGAGTAATGTTTACTAAATTATTTAATATGCCTGTCGGAAGCTTTGGTACAGGAAAAGATGCTAGTTCTCCAAGAACTTTGCCGCTTAAATCAATGAATGGAAATGCTGTTTATAATTTTGATGAGAATAATGGAGCTGGAGGTTTTTTAGGAACAAGTGTTGATTATAGAAATAGATATTCTAACGTAAACGAGACATTAGTAACACTTAATTATGATTCTATTTGTGGCGTAACACCTTTTGACCCAGGCTATGATATTTTATCTGTTGGGTGTAAAAAGCAAATAATTAAATCTCAATTTAATCACTTTGATGCTTTAACAGATTATAACGCTACTGCTAATACGTCTAACTATAACAAGATGTTAGCTAACTTTATAACAGATACAGACCCTTCTAATCTTTATGGAGGAGTAAATGAAGCCGCTATAGCAAATACACTGTATATGTCTTGTGGTCACTTTCAGCCTATTAATACACAAGTTAAAGCAGATACTTTAAACGGTACGTTTGCTTCAGGAATTTACGCAGGAGAAAATAAATATACTTTTAATGATATAGAGGTGTTCGGCGGAGATTGCTTTACAAATCTTATTGATTTAGGATATGGATTATGGGATGAAGCATTTGAAACTAGCGACAATGCTATGTCTTATGCTTTATGGTTTCCATGCGAAGGTAACGTGAATTATAATTTAAGAAGAGGACAAAAGGTATCGAATAAGAATATGTTTCCTTCTTCGGGAGCTACAGGCATAGGATGGTTTGATTCATCTTTATCTCCTACGACACAATTAGAATCTTATAGTTATAACAAAGCATATACTACCGATGGTAATTTTATTAAATATCCGTCACTACCACTTAATTATAAATTTTCAGGAAACTTTGATTATAGAATAAGATGGAGTCAATACAAAAATCCTGGAGAGTTAATAGATTCATTTCGTGTATTTAGAATACCTGATTACAGAGATGTAGATGGACAGCGCGGACAAATCAATAACCTTAAAGCTAGAGATTCTAAACTATTCTATTGGCAAGACCACTCAGTAGGCTACACTCCAATCTTAGAACGTCAATTAGTTGGAGGAAGCGCTTTAGGAGATGCTACTGCATTAGGTGTAACAGGAGTTATTGATAGATATGATGATATAGATACTAACTTTGGAAATCAACACCAACATGGACTAACTGAAACAGAATATGGTTTCGCTTGGTTTGATATGCGTAGAAGAGCATTTATGGTAATGGGTATTGGAAGTAAGCCTGAAGAAATGTCTATGGTTAAAGGATTACAAGTATTTTTTAATAATGAGTTTAATGAAGGTAATGTATTCTATCCTAACAGTTATTCAGCTATTTATAATACTAATAACTTAGGGATACCTGAAGTTCCATTACAAGGATATGGTATAGTGGGAGTATATGACCCTACATTTAAAATGACTTATTTAACTTTTAAATACGCTAAGAGAGATTTAGATGTAAATGATAATGAATTATTTGTAAATAGAGATTTTACATTAGGCTATAATCATGTATTAAATGCTTTTGTAGCTTTTACAGATTGTACTCCTGCGATATGGCATAATCATAATGATTTAGTATTAACAGCTAATAATCCTAAGAATACTAAAGCTTATAATACAGATATGCCATCTACGAGTTATGTAATTGGAGATACGGTGTTAGTTGGTAATGTAGAGTATATATGTGTTAATGATGTAACTATAACTTCATATCCAGGTACATTGACTGCAATAACAGGAACTAATCCATTAGCACCAAGTAGTAATTCATGGTTAGCTATTAATAAGACTAACGAGATTTACTTACAAAACTTTGGAGCTGACTTATGCAAGTTCTATGGTAAGGTATGGACGCATGAATTATCAATAGTAGTAAATGCTAAGAGTGATATGGCTGTTTCGGCGCAAAACATTCAATTTAAAACTATTGGCCCTAATTGGACTGACTTAGTAGCTACTACTGATGACCAAACAGCAAGTGATATAAATATACCAACTACTAGCAGAAATTATAGATGGATAGATAAAGCTTGGTTTTCAAGCCTACCATTACCTAGTAACGGAAGGTTAACAGATTATTATGTGAAATTAAACTTCTCTTATAAGAATTATGTAACTAATCCAACTGTAGCTAAAAACATACAAAAGGTATCGCAGTGGTTAAAGACTTTTTTCGTGAGTAGAAGATAAATAACTCAAAGTTGAATTATTTTGTAACCTTTTATGGATAACTACCGTACAAGTACTTTATAAACCAATTAATATTAGAAATTATGGAAGCTATTAAATCTCGTAGAACAAACATTTTTGTTTTATTATTATCAGTAGGGTTTTTATTTTTGGCTGGATGTGCTTTTGCACAATCTATGGAAATAGAAAGATATTCTAGTTATAATTCTTACTACAAGAAAAGTATAATTACAAAATATCCTTCTTATAATTTAGAGTTTGTTGACGGAAAAGATACTACTTATTTTTCCGTTTTCTCTGACAGTATCCGCGCAGGTCATTACGGAGTTAGATTGTACGCTTATTTCTCTAAGACTACAGATTTAAACAACTCTATTATAAAAATAGGATTTGAGGATGGTAGTGAAGATTATATTGCTGCATTTGAAATAGATCATAAGTTGAGTTATGTTGAATATGCTATTCCTCAAAACGTGTTTAATAAATTATTTAGATTTAAAGTTGTTTCAGTTCAGTTTAATTACAGAGATAAGATTAATAAAATAGAAGATTCTTTATATTTCTTTGCTTTTTTAAGTCGAGCAGCTCGTTAGAAGTATTATTAAAATATGTATTTTTGTTTGTATAAAACATAAATACCATGCCTGAAGATAAAGGAAAAAGTGTTAAAGCACCTAAAAGTAAATCTAATGATGATTTTGCTCCTCAATTAGTTAAAAGCAAATCTGAAATACCAAAAAACGCTGTACTTAAAATTGATTCTGACGGCGGAGAGTATTGGGAAGTTGAGACTAAGCATGAAGAGACTAAGAAAAAGATGTATCCGCCTTCTAGCGGAAAAAAAAGAACAGGGACTCCAAGAAAAAAAGACCCTGAAAAGTCTTCTACATTTGGGTCAACTATACAGCGATATAAATTACCTCCTCCAGAAGTAATACCTCCTAAGCAAACAGGTTTGTATGGAGGTATTAGTACTTATGAAAAAATAGACCCTGCTGCTCAATGGGGAGCTGATTATGGAATAACAACATTTACATTTCCTGATGAGTATGGAAGATATACTAATACATCAAGAACTACAAATATTGATAAAGAGGGAAATGAAATAGCTTACGATTTAGCTAATCCATTAAATAGTTTTAAAGACGGAAAGTTTACTCCAACTCTTACAGGCAGAACTATTGATGATGTAAGAAACGAATGGTCTCTCGTGGGTATGTCTAAGCCAACGGATTATAGTGGAAATAAAGCTAACCCTGATTATAAAGGAAGTTTAATGATGCCTGGAACTAAAGCTACAAGAGTAGCTGGTGGTGGCGGCGGAGAGTTTAATCAAAGAAATATCGCAAATGTTCCGAATGCTTTAGATAAAGTTCCAATAGGATATATTGAACAAAAATACGATACTCAAGGAAATCCTATTGTTACTCCAAATGTAGGAGTTCAAATGGATACAAAAAATATAACTCCTTTAAGAAAAGGAGAAATGGAAGTAGGTAGAATGTACAATATAGAGAATCCTATTGAGATTAAAGGTAAGTTTGCTAAAGGTGGTATTGTAAGTAAGATTAAAGGATATTATGATGGAGGTCCTGTCTACAATCCTAATATGAATATTGATGGAACTTATGGGGACTCAAATAGTTCTTATAAGCCAATAGATACATTTGGAAGTGGCGTAGTTGGAATGAATGATCAATATACTGCTCAAAACAATATGCAAGCTAAAAAGGCTATAGATGAAAATAAAAAGAAAGCTAATCAACAAAAAGCTAGAAATGTAGCCAATGGAATAGGAGAAGGAATGGGAGGCATAGGTTCAGCTTATTATAATTCACAACCCGCACAAAATGAAGGAGAATCTGCAAGAAACGCAGGATTAGCAGCCGCTTCTCAAATGGGGCCAATAGGAGGAATGATTGGAGGAATTGCCGCAATAGGAGATAAGATAGGAAAACCTATTAGAAATAGAAGTGAAAAGGTTGATGCTAGTGGAGAATTACTAGATGAAGGTAAAGCTAAAAGAAATGCTGCTATTGGAATAACTTTTAGTCCATCTAAGAGATTAACTTACGAAGGAGGATTAACTGATGTTACAGGACAAAAATACATTGATTCTATTGAAAATAAAACAAAATCTCAGTTAGCTGAAGTAAATGCTGCTAACACTGCATCTAAACAACAACAAGCTATACTAGCTAGAAATAACCAAGAAGAGAATCCTACATTAACTAATCCTTATGATTTGACGGGAGCGACATTTGATAAAAATCAAAATATGATTTTAGCTGATGGACAACAATTTGATAAAAACCGTCCTATGATGAATAAAGGAGGTATAGTTGGTAAAATCAAAAATATGTATGCTGACGGCGGAGAAATTAAAGGTAAAGGAACTGCTAAATCAGACAGTATAATGGCTGAAGTAAAAGAAGGTTCATTTGTAGTGCCTGCCGAGAATGCAGAATTAGCAAAAGGTATTCGTAAACTATATTTAAAAGCTCCTAATAAAAAAGCTAATCTTAAACAAGAAGAAGGTGAAGCAGTAAAACTATCTAATGGAGAACATTTATTTACTCCTGAAGAGAATGAATACTTAGAATCTATTGGTATTGAATTAGAAGATTTAGCTCCTAACTCAGAAGAGAATAATGAAGAGATGATAATGGGCGGTATGCTAAAAAGAGCAGATGGCGGTTTAGTTGAAGGAGAGGGAGACCCTTTAATTCCTTATAGCAAATCAATAGTTCCTTTAGTAAACAAAAAAGATTCTGCGGCTTTTCAAACGGGATACATGGAAGCAAATCCAAGAAATACCATTGTAGATAAATACGGAAATGTAGCTTATCCATCAGGTTTATTAAAGTCAGGAAGCGAAATGATGAAAGAAGTGTCTGAAAGTAATAAAAAATTCGCATTAGAAATGAATAGTCCAGAAAAAGCTGGAATGTACGCTGCTTATTTAGCTAATCAAGAAAAGTATAAAAAAGGAGTAAGCGCAGGCATGAATTTGACTAATCAAGATGTTATAGATATTGCTAAAGATAAAATAGAAGGTTACTCTTTCCCTATTGACCGATTATCTCCTGTAGACCAAAAAAGAATCCAAAAAGCGATGGTAGACCTTGGCACATCAAAAAAAGCAGATGGCGGTAAGATTATGGCTCCTAAAATTAAAAAATATGCCGCAGGTGGAGATGTTGTTGATGGAGAACCTGAAATTAAAACTTCTAAAATAGAAGGCAGAAGAAACTCTACTGGAAATAAGGATTTTGATACTCAAATAGATGAATTATCTAAAAAAGAGTATTCTAAAGTAGAAGACGTTAAAAGTGATATAGATAAATTACAGAGCTTACAAGAAAAATATAGTTCATTGTATGGAAAAAATAGCGAAGAGATAGCTCTTACTATTCAGAAATTACATAAAACCGTTCCTGTTGTTGAAAAAAATGAAAGTAATTATAAAAGAGATTCTGAAATAAATAAAAATATAGAACTTGATAAAAAAGAGTTAAAAGAAATGGGTGCTAGCGATGCTCAGATTAAAGAGTATGAAACCGAGGCAACTACAGGTAATAATAAATATTTTGATAAATATAGAAATGAAGCTAAAAAGAAAATAGCTGGAGAATTGTCGTATTCAAATGCAGGTAAATCTAAAGCATTAGATGAGGATTTATTAAAAAAAGACGCTAAAAATTTTTACGCTAAACGATTAATTGAATCTATTAACAATGTAGAGATTGCTAAATTAAAACCTCAAAATTTTACTAGAGAGCAAATTGATAATTTTAATAAAGATGTTGAGTTATATAAAAGAAAATCTTTAGATGTTGACGATGCTATTAAAAATGGTGGGATGAAATTGGTTAGAGAGAGAGATGTTTATAGAGATTTATCTAAAACGAAACCAAGCAGCTCTGCTAATACGTCTGACGCAATTATTTCTGAAACTAAAAATAAAAGCGATGTAGTAACTCCTAAAACTAATTTAGAGACTGCGCCTAAATTAAAACAAAGTGATAAGACTTATGAAGAATTAATTAAAAAACCTGTTAGTTATGTAGGTACTCCCGAAGCATGGAAAAAGGCTGTAGATGATTCTATTGCTAAAGGAGACACTATTCCAAAAGGAGGAGTTCCTACTACTAAACCATCTTTAAAAGCACCTAAAGTAACTACTTCTAAAGTAACAGTAGATAATTTACCTACTAAGGATTTATCTTTACAAGGATTAAAACAAGATGCTGAGTTAAAGGTTGCTAATCAAGCTGCTATGCAAGAGGCTTCTATTGCTAATGCTCCTACAAGACAAGCTGTTATAAACGATGCTAATGTAACAAGTAATGAAAATTATTTAGCCGCGAAACCTAAATCTAAAAACGCTTGGGCGGATAAATTAAGTAACATAGACCCAACTGCATTTGTAGGAATAGGACAAGCAGCATTAGGATTAAATATGCTAGGTAAAGAGAAAAGACCTATTGATAAAGCTGTAATAGACCCAACATATAATGCTGCTGTTAACCGCGCTCAACAAGATGCTTTATTCGGATTAACTCCTGAGCAAAGGTTTATGGCAGAGCAAGATATACAAGGAGGATTAAACGATGCTAAATTCGCAGGATTAAACTCTAGTGCATCAGGTTCATTTAATCTTAACAGAGCTGCTATTAACGATGCTTGGAGAAACAAATTAGGCTTAAAACAAGCGGATGCTGAGATGAGAATGAATAAACAAAAGTATGCTGATGTAATGGCGGGGGATAGAGCTAGTATATTAGCTGGTAATAGAAGACAAGCTTTTAAAGACTCTATGGATGCCTTTCAGCAAAAACAACAAGCAGGAAGTGAATTAATAGGCGCAGGACTAGCTAATACTATTGGAGCTTATAGATTTAGACAAGACCAACAAGCTAGATTAAAAGCAGACGAGGCTAGAGGATATAGTTTAAATAATTATAACCCTACAACGTAACCTTTTAAAATAACTTACGTTAAACAAGTATTAATAATGATGATTAAAATAATCAACGAATGAATTAAAAGTAGGAGTAGAAATATTCCTATTTTTTGTTTATAATGAGTTATAAAATTTTATATCTTTAACAACAAATATTTTACACATGGAATGGGGAACAGCTAAAGGACTCGCGGTAGATTTAGGATACGACCAACGTATTGCTGACGCTAGATTTCAAGATCAACAAATGAAACGCGCTCAAGCTGAGAATACGGCTGAGTTAAAAGCATTTGAGGATGACTTAGATTACATGAATGCAGCCAACTCTTATGACTATAATCTAATTAAGGGAGAGGCTGATAAAACAATTCGAGAGATAGGAACTATAATTAGAGATAATCCTGACTTTAGATATAATCCTAATGTAAGAAGACAAATTAACGAGAAGAAAAAATACCTTAAATCTAATCAAAACGTTATTAGAGGAATGGCATCAGACGAGTCTTTTAAAAGATTAAATGATGATTTAGCTAAAGTAGCTAAGAATCCTAATCAATATGATGCAGGAGCTTACCAAGAGTTACTTGCTAAGAAACAAAACTATTTAAAGTATGGACATCAAGACGGACAAGAGGCTGCTGCTACTTATGGCCCACAAGCATTTGTTTATGATAAACCTGAAGACTTTATTGATTTGCCAACAACTGCAATAGAAGTAGGTAATAAATATCGTTCTGATAAATATCAAAAAGACGGAAATGGCGGATACCACCAATTAGTGGATGATGCTACTTTACGTCCATTAGCAGAAAATTTATACAGACAAAGAAAAAGACAATTCCAAGTTCAAAATGGAGTTAAAACTGACGAAGAAGGAATACAAGCGGCTGCTGATATGATAAGAGCAGGTATTAAATTAGAACGTAAGTTTGGAGAGCCTAATCATGCTTTAATAGCAGCACAATGGAAGCGTAAGATGGATATGGAAGATGCTAAAGGAGGCTCAGGAAGACCTATTGATACATATAATAAAATGATTAGAGATGAAGGCTCTTCTTATCCTGGCGCTGAAAACTTAACTAAAATGATTGGAGTTAAACCTACTGTTAAGATTTATGATGTTGACGGAAATTATGTAAAAGACGAGAGTGGACGTGAGTTTATTCCTATAGGAAGTTATGTAAGGTCTAATGATGTAGTTAGAGTAAAACCATATATGAATAAAGAGGGTAGAATGACTCAATATGCTAAAGGTTCAGATAAAGGAGTTGGAGTTATACACGGTTATTCTGTTTATTCTAAAAAAGAAATGGATGAATTGGGGTGGCTAGATGAGCCTTCTATGAAAAAGAATATTGAAGTTTCTTATGAAAGCGGTAAAGACAAAGAGCCTGTTTATAAGGTAAAAACACAACACGTATTTGACCCTGAGAAAAATCAAGCTTATGCTTTTAAATTAAATAATGCGGTAGGTGAAACTTCTAAACAAATAGGAGAAATGGGTGATGTTGAAAATATACCTAGAAGAAAAGTTTACCAAAACGGAATAGAATATACTTTAAATCCACAAACAGGACAATACGAATAGTTATGCCAGAGAAGCCAAAATTTAATCCTAACGAGCCATATAAAACTGTAAATACAGCTAAACCTGCTTTTGACCCTAATCAAGACTTTAAAGTAATTGATGAAGGTAGAACTTTCGATAGAGATAGTAATGTAGAGTTACCTAAATACACAACTCCTCAAGATTTAGAGATAGATAGTACATTGAATTTTATCCAAGAAAATTCTCTTCGGACTATGCGTGATGATGAAAAGGATATATTGAAAAATATGATGAAAAATCCTTTGACTTCTAAGGAGGAATTATCAGATGCTATAGTGACTCTACAAGGTAAAAAAGCAAAACAAATAGATAATAGTTGGACAACACCTGATTATTACATGAAACGTGATGAAAAGAGTGGTAATTATAAACCTATTGCATTAGAACAAGGAGAGAAAATACCTGTTGGATACCACGCTGCTAGTATTTGGGGAACTAAAGAATCTGCTAAAGATGATAATGCTTGGCAAGATATAGGAAAGAGTTTAGCTAATGGAGTATTCGGATTAATGGGTGGAGTTGTTGACGTTGCTCAATCAGGATATGAGTTAGTAACAGGAGATGAATCTGAAACTTTAAGAAGCGGAAAAAATGCAATAGAAGGATTAAAATTTGAAAAAGATGCTGATTTAGATAGACCTGTTTATAACATGGAAGGTATAACTAAATGGGCTGACTTATTAGATAAAGATAGATTTGATTTTAGTCCACAAGCTTTATGGGGTACGTTTAATTCAACAGCCGAATCATTAACAGAATTTGGATTAGGTTCATTAACAGGAGCTACATGGTTAAAAGGAGCTAAGGCTTTAAAGTATGGCTACAAAGGAATAGATAAGGCTTTAGATTTAGGTAAAGCAGGAAAACTAGGCGCAATATTTACAGGAAGTTTCTTCACTAATATCGGAGAAACTAGGGATGCTGCTGAGGAGGCTGGGTTAGAAGGTAGAGATAAGGGTGCTGTTTCATTAGGAATTGCTACTGTAAAATCTGCTATTGACGCTGCTTTTGGTTTAGAAGGTAAGATTATGTCTAATGCTTTTAAGGCTAGTGAAAGAGAAGTTTTTAAAAACTTAATCAAAAAAGCTGAAAAAGATGCTGTAACAGGGTTGATTACTCCTAATGGGTTTAAACAATTAATGAAGGAGGCTAGTCTTGAATATTCTACTTTAGCAAAAGTTGGTTCAAAAAGTGGACAAGTTGTTAAGGATATGATTGAAGAGGGTAGTAATGAAGTTGCTACTGATTTTGCTCAAAAAGCAGGTGAACAATTATGGGATAAATTAACTCCTGATGAGAGAGGGCAATTTGGAACAGATGCTTTTGATGCTAAATCATTTGGTAGTTATGCTAATAGTTTTACTCAAGGAGCTATTAGTGGAGGAATGATGTCTATTCCATCTCAAGTATTAAAAAACAACCACGATAGACAATCTATTAATGCTTATGAGAGAGTTAAGGAAGGTCCAGAAGCGGTTAATGCTTTAAGAACTGACTTAAATAATGCTTTAGATAAAGGAGAAATAACTCCATCAGAACATGAGCAAGCTAATTTTAAAATAGATGCCTACAGTAAATATAACGAAGAAACTAAAGGTGTTAATTTAAAACCTGAAAATGAAAAGAAGGCATTTGAATTATCATTCCAAATACAAGGGCTTAAAACTGAAATACCAACTAATGAGAATGAAATCTCTAAGCTTGATCCAATTGCTAGGGCTAAAGTTGAGAGTAAACAGAAACAAGCTAAAGAACTTCAATCTGAATTAAATGATATTATCCGCCAAGGAGAAATCAAAGGTGAGCCTGTTATTCCTAAGAAAGAAGAAGAGCGTATTCAAAAAGAAAAAGAAAAGGAGATTAAGGTAGAGGAAACTAACTCAAAGTTGAGTCAAGAAAAGGAAGTTGAAAAAGCTAAAACAAGACAACCTGATATTGAAGGTTTAGGTAAAGAGAAAGTAATTACATATCCTAAACTTGAAAATAAACCTTATTGGAAAGACGATAAAAGAACTTATGAAGAAATAGATACAGAAGAATTTAATAACCCTTCTACTGATGCGCGGACTATTCATAGAGTTGTTCGTAAAGAAGCTTATAATAAACCTAACAGAAAACTATTCGGAAACTTAACTAAGAGATTATATTCTTACATTAATGATGAAGGAGATAGAATGAAGGGTGATGTTATAGAAGTTACTATGGAAGATGGTAAAAAGATTCGTGTAGCATCTTCTAAACAAGAATTTAAAGATGAAAATGATAAGACTGTAAGATGGGATGATATTTTTAGAAGACACTTTAGAAGTGAAAGAACGCAAGGGAATGAAGAAGGATTACCTGTAGGTATCCGCGCAGTTGATTTGAATAATCCTTTGAATGAAGATAAAGGACCTGATTATAAACCTGGCAAAATAGCTTTAAAAGTATTTGATGCTAGAACGGGTAAGTTTTTATCATGGGCTAAAGAAACTAAAACAGGTAGTGCGGAGTCTTTAGATAAAGCAGGGAATGAATTATATACAGCAGAGCAAAAGGATTTACTTAAAACCTTAGAGCAACAGATGTATAACGAAAATCCTGAAGGTGGTGATGTTATAGAAAGACTTACTAAACCAAAACCTAAACCAACTCCTACAGATTTAAAAGCTCAAAAAACTGATATAGAAAGAAGAAATAAAGAAACAGAGTCTAAAATAAAAAATAAAGAGCTGTTTTTAGCAGAGTATGATGAAAAAGGAAACAAAATAGGGGAAAGTGTTGGTGAAATGATTTCCCAAAGTAGTGCAGCTCCTATTGCAACATCAGTAAGAGAGCAAGATGGTTTTGAATTTGTTGAATTTTCAAATCCACAAACAGGGCAAGTTGATGTAATTGTTTCAGGAGATACAAAAGGTAATTATGTAGGTTTTTACAGATTATATGAAAATGGTAAACCTACAAATAAATGGAGTTCTAAAATGAACTCTAAAAGTAAAACTGCTTTTAAAACAATGATTTCTGGTGTGCAAGAAATGTTACCACAAAATCATGAATATTCAGAAAAAACTTCAATATCTACAGATGGTTTAAGGGTTTGGAATCAACAATTACAAAGAGGGTACGAGTTGCAATACGATAGCAATGGTGATTTAATAACCGATGCAGTAGCTATAAACGGAGATGCTTTAGTAAATGAATTAGGTATTGATGTAAATGAGGGTAATTTCGATAATATATCTGTTACTTCTAAAAAACAATTTGAAACAGTAAAAAAAGCTTTATTACCATACTTAGAAAAATTTGGATTAAATGAATCTAATATTAGAAATGTAAGCGGTACAGTAGAAATAGATTTGCCTGTTTTAAGAAAATCTAATACAACACAACCTACTACACAAACATCTAATCAATCTGAAATAGAAGCTAAGAAAGCTGATATAGAAAAAAGAAGTGGATTAAATGGTGTGGAAGAAATAATATTTTCAAATCCTAATTTTAGGCTTGAAGGTTTTGAAATAGATGGTAATTATTGGAATGTAGTAACATCAACAGACAGAGCTAAAGTTCTTGTAAATATAAATGGTGTTATTGTACCTTTTTATTTGACAACAGGGCAAGCAGGTAAAGGACTTGTTCCAGGATGGTATCCGTTTTTTGGAATAGGTAAAGATGGTTGGCTTAATAAAACAGATAAGTCTGATATGGAGACTTATTATGAAAGATACTGGGGTAAAGAAACAGCAGATATTGTAAAATCTATATCTGAAGAGTTAAATGGTTTTTATGGTACAGACCCTTCTGCTTTTAAAAATGATGGAGATCCAAATGCAACTTCAAGACCTTTAACTACTTTAGCAGATAAAGTAGAGGATTATATTAATTCAAAATTAAATTATACCCCTGCAATTAATAATGCAGATGCAAGAAAAACTTTAAGAAGTAATGTAGAACAATTAGGTAAAGAAATCAATGCTAAATATGATGCAGAATTAGCTGCTTTAGAAGGTACAACAACTACTACAGAGAAAGCTAAAGTAGCTACTGAGAAAATAGTAGAAGAAGGTAAAGCTAAAGTTGCAGAACAAAAAGCATCAGTACCATTAACTATTACAAAAGCAGTAAAGCAACAATTATATGACTTAGGATATAGTAAGGTTAATGTGGATAACATGAAGCCTGAAAGAGCATTAGATATTATTAATAAACAAGAAACAAACAAGAAAGAAGTTATTTCAGAAAAGGAATCTACTAAAAAAGAACCTGCTGCTAAAAAAGATAGTTCAAGTCTTAGAAGAAAAATAACAGGTTACAATCAACTAAGTAGTGATGAAAAGAAATCTGACTTTGGTGTTAATCTTAGAAAAGAAATTCAAAAAGAAGTTGAGGAGTTCGGAGGTTCACTTAAACCTTTGCTTAAAGGTAAAATACAATTATTAGATAGCGAAGGTAAGCAAGTAAAGAAAGCTCCTATAAAAAGAAAACAATCTGTTATAGATGCCGAGAAAGCTATTGCTAAGAAAAGAAAAGATGCTTTAAGTACTAATCCAACTACTCCTGAACAGTATATAGCTATGGTTATAGGTTCTAAGGGACAATTTAAAGAAAGTGTAGTTGGAGAGATTCCTGATGTACCTTCAATGATGAAGGATTTTAAAAATGGATATACATTAGAATCATTGTATCAAGGGTATCAAGAGAAGTCTGGGTTTTATGATATTAATGAAGATGATTTTAACTCTAGGGCTAATTCTTTTTTAAGTGATTATTTAACAAAAGGAGGTAGAGATTTAGCTATTGATTATGCTGTTGAAGCTTACGAGAGAGAAATTAATGATGGATATACTGATAAAGAGATAGCTGAAATGGTAGCTTATGGCGAGAGTTTAGGGCTGACTGAGAATGAAGTTGTTGTAATAGATGAGTCTGTGCAAAACTTAAATGAAGAAGAAGTAACTGAATTAGAAACTAAAATAGAAAACACAAATGAAAAAGACAGAAACGAAGAATCAGCAAACAAAATCATCCAAAACATTGCAGGAGAGGAAGGAAGCAATAAAAGTCCATTTGATGAAATGGAAAGCGAACAGGACAGTGAAGAAGGAAAAGATATAATTAAAGGAGAAGAAGGCGCTGAACCATTCCAAAAAGTATCTCAACGTAAAGGAGATTTCCAAAAAGTATTTGAAAAAATACAAGCTAACTTTAAAGGTATTACAGTAGTTGAGGATGCTAGTAAATTTAAAGGAGAGCAATCTACAGTTGCAGGTAAGGTATCAGCGGATGGAAAAACTATTTACATTAATCCTAACTACGCAGGATTAGATACTCCTATCCACGAGGCAGGACATATCTTAATTGACGCTATGGGATATAATAATAGAATTATACAGGCGGCTATTAAGCAATTAAGAACAACTCCTTTATACGCAGAAACTAAAGAACGTTACAAAGAATTATCTGAAAGTGAATTAGATAAAGAAGTATTAGCAGAAGCAATCGGAAGAGAAGGTGCTGACATCTTTGATAAAGTAGAAGATAGAAGTAAATTTAAAGCTTACCTAGATTATATATTTGATTGGTTGAAGCAGAAGTTAGGTTTAGATAAGAACGTAGCTAAGAGCCTTGCTAAACAGATAATTGGAGGTGTTAAAACTAAAGAGTTAAAAGGTGTTGCTACAGGTAAAGAACAATTACAGAAGGATAAGAAAAAACCATTTGCGGACCAAGCATTAAAGTATAATCAATATGCAACAGCAGAAGGTTTTGATGCTCAGAAAGAATTTGATAAATACGAGCAAGCTACTGTAGAATTAAGAGAGGTAAAAGAAGATGAGAAATTAGCTACAATAGCCGCCGATGAAGCTGTTACAGACGAAGAAATTAAGTCTGCCGATGCTGAGTTAGAAAAACAAAGAGCCTTATTAAAAGAAGCTAGTAAAGAGTTTGCTATTAAAGCTAAAAGATACTTAGGGTACTTAAAATATAAAAAAGACTTTAGAGCAGTACAAGCTATCCTAAAAGATAAGGATTTAGATGAATATACTGAAAATGAGTTAAACGATTTAATTACTAAGTTATTTTCATTTAATGATAGAGCAGCTAAGGCAGTAAAAGAGAGAGCGTATCAAAGACTTGGACACCTAGTTACTGTTAAGCAAAACGAGATACATAAAGATAAAGAAGGCTTTATAGAGGCATTAGGTAAAACAAGTGATATTAGTCCACTACAAAGTAAGATATTACATTACTCTCAATTTTCTGAAAAGAATGCAGATATGCAAGCCTTAGCATTAGCAAATGGAAAGGCTATTATTGATAAAATAACTGAAGCTAATTCATTAAAAGATACTCATGCTAAACTTGGATTAAAAGTAATTCAAGAAGAGAATAAGAGATTAGGTATTACAGGTAAAGCCGCCAATAGATTTAGTTCTGATTCAAGTAAATACTTTGAGTGGATGATAGATGATAATGGTAATTACTTAACAATAGATGAAGCAAAAGCTAAAGGATTGTCTAAAGCTAAACTTGACTACTTAGACTTCCATAGAGAAACAGTTGCAGGATATAGAGAATCTATGTCTGCAAATGACTATGAGAATGTTAAAATGGGTGCCATTAGAGTAGATAAGAACTTTAGAGAGGCTTATAAATCAGAAGGTTTAATTCCTGCTTTTAGTTATTACTTAGGTGGAGGAGCAACTAACTTAGGTAGAGTTAGAATCCTACATAATGGTAAGGTAATGTCTTATTCTGAAATAGAGAAAGAGATTATTGCTGGTGTTGACAAGAAAAACATTAAGAGTATAGCAAAGGCTTTATATAATTTACTTGTAGCTAACATTAAAGCTAGACGCCAATTAAAGAAAGGTCAAAATATTGATGAGAAAGATAATCCATTAGAGTTAAAAGGAGATGCTGAGTATTCATTAAACGAGAAAGGTCAATTAGTAAGTAAGTTTGATAAGCCAAGAGCTAAAGATAGAGGTTACTCAAAAGACTTCTATAAAGCTATGAATCAATTTATAGATGAGTCAGCACACGTTAAGCATATCAGTAAGATTATGCCATTAGTTGAGGCTATAGAGTATCTTAATAAGTATGGTTACATGGAAGAGGGATATGTTCCTAAAAAGAATGTATCTAAGTGGATTAACGATTGGAAAGCTTTACAGATTTTCAAAGAACCTTATGTAAATGATCCTGTTATTGATGCGGCTATTAAATCTTTAAGAAAATTAGTAGCAAGTACAACAATGTGGTTTAATATTCCTGCTAATGCTATTAACGTATTTGTAGGTAACTACAATAATTGGAGAGCTGAGAACGCAGAAACATTAGCTAGAGGTAATGCTAGATTATTTGGAGGTAAAGGAAGTAGAAAAAAAGTAGGTATTGTTAATGATTATGCTTTGGCTATTATTAAAAAATACAACTTAGTAAACCAAGATTTTGACTCTCATCCTGTAATTAAAGCAGGTAGTATATTTTCTAAGTTAGCAACGTGGGGTACTCAAGTAGGTGAATATCAAATACAAGGTTCTTTAGGGTTAGGTTTACTTAATCAAGAAGAGTTTGATAGTTTTGAGTTTACTAAAGATAAATACGGTAACGATGTATTAACTGTTAAGCCTAATGGAAAGTATACTGAAGATGAGATTAAATCTAAAATGACTCAAGTTAAGAATAGAGTTACTGATATACAAGGTAAGTATCCTGACGAAGACCGCCGTAATATTATGCGTGGAGAGTTCGGTAAAGCTTTATTCCAATTTAAAGTATGGATGCCAGATTGGTTCAAAGAAAGATTCTCAGCTAGATACTTTAATGCTTATGGCCAAGAGAAAGAAGGTTCTTATACTAAGATGTTAAGAGTAGGAGTTAAAGAAATGGCTGCCGATTTAAAGAAAGGTGATATTAAAAAAGCTTTAACTAATCCTGCTTTTGTTCAAAACTTAAAAGGAATGGCTACAATCGGAGCTTTATTAGCTCTTAAACACGGAGGAGATGACGATGATGATAAGAAAAAAGGTGGGTTAAATTGGGATAGTGCATTAAGTCAAGTATTATTTATCTTTGATTTAGAGCAAGATAAGTACATGGTAAGTAACCCTGCTGCTATTTTGGGCAAGATTAAAGATATGTTAAATGCTTTTGAGGCACTTGTAGGATTTGAGGAAGATGCTTGGCAGAAAACTAAGAGAATTTTACCAGGAGGTAAAGCTGTAACATTTGTTGAAAATCAAATAAAATAATCTATATATTTACACTATAAAAGTAATAAAATGGCATTAGAAAGAATAGATTTAACAGGTTGTATCGAAATAGAGAAAGGTTGCACACAACTTTTGTTCTCAGATATAACTGGATTCCTTGTTACAGTATGTAACGATGAGTATAATGAATTTGGATATGGATTAATAGATGGAATAGCATTAGATGATGTTACTTCCGCGCAATTAAACGTCTATTATCCTTCGATGACTACGCCTATTACTTTTGATTTCATTATCGCTAGTCACGTTATTACAGAATGTTTATTCACTGATTTAAACGGAACAGTAACAGATATTACTGCTTTATTAGAATCTACAGTATTCCCTTTGACTAACTTTGATGTTACTTTAGCTGCTTATGGAGTTACTTTACCTGAAATGGCGGATGGCATCTTTAAATGGGATTACACTATCAGTGGATTGAGTGGAGGATTATCATTCTCTTATACTACTTCAGATGAAGCTTTGTCTAGTTGTTCAGTAAATTGTTGCATAGAGAATAAATATGTAGAAATGGACTTATCTTGCGGATGCTTTGACGATAAATTAAAAAACTTAATTCTATCAGAAGTATTATTACAAGGCGCTAAATACGCTATGAACGTAGGACAAGATAATAAAGCTCAAGGTATGTTAGATAAGGCTGCTGAGATTTGTGATAGTAATTGTACAGATTGTTAAAAATTAAAAATATTAAATATGTGTAAATGTTCAGGTAAATGTGGTTGTAATATCACATCAACAACAAAAGGAGAAAAAGGTGATGCTAGTCCAGTATCTAATTTAGGATATAAAGTTTATTCTGCATTAATTTCACAATCTGGAACTAGTATACCTACCGCTAATGTTTTTCAAAACACATTAGGCGCTACGATTAGCTTCACAAGGTCTGCTATCGGAGTATACGTTGCTACTTTTTCATCTGACCCAACAACAGATTCAGCTAAAATATTAGTAGTTGTTAGTGCAAATTCTCTTGGGGTTTTAACTCAAACTGCTAAAACAACTAGTACGGTTGGATTTAGAAGTTATAATTATTCTGCTGCTCTGTCTGATGATATATTGGCAAATAATTTTTTAGAAATTCGCGTATACCCATAATGGAAATTCAAACTAAACATAGACTAGAATTATTAAACGCAAAGTGTAATTATGTTTGCGCTGTAGATATTTTACAAAATAAAATGTCTTACGGAGAGGATGTATCATGTTGCATTAATAAACTTTACTTGGCTCAAAAACTTATAGGGAGACTTGAGTGTTTTTGTTTTGAAACTCCTGTGTATGACAATGCTGTGTCAGCAGAGTTTACTTTTACTGTAGCTAATAATTTCTACTTACCAGATACTATTTTGCAATTAGATGTTAATGGAGTTCAAGTAGCAACTAAAATAATAGAAAAGGAACCACCAATAAAACCTATATCGTGGTCTGAATTATTAGATAGTATTAATTATACTTACGAATTAGTAAATAATGGCGACACCAGTACACTTACTTTAATCATGCCTTGTAACATTACAGACATTACAGCATCAATAACTAAATCAGGAGTAACTAATACATTTATTTTAACTAATACTGTTGTAGGAGTATGTGAAGTACCTACACCTCCTTGTTATAACTGTATAGAGAACTCTGATTTACCTAAAATGTATGAAGTGTTACATAAATTATTACAATGATTTTTACAATAGCTCAGATAAACACTATATGGCAAAATAAAACTGCCACATTAGATAAAATTTATCTTTGTGATGATAATTATATGTATAAGGGAGTGAGTAACGGCGCTTTAACAAGAGTTCTTACTGGCAACTTAGATAATTATAAAGCTGAGTTAAGAAAGCAACAGTTAGCTGCTGAGCAAGAGGAATATCAACAGCAATTAACTGTAGAGTCATTAGTTAGTCAAGTATCAGAATTAAGTACAAAATCTGAAATAAAACAAGTAGAGGTTGATTTTGGTAACGAAGGATTATTTGAAAAAGAATTTACTATATATGACAGTAGAATATTATCAGATACATTAATATTAGCATCATTAGCATACTCTAAACCAACAGATAAAGATTTAGATGAATTAGAGATGGATGATTTAATAATTAAAGCAGGGGTATCATCCGAAGAAATATTTAACTTGTTTATAACGGCAGCAGATGGAAGTCCATTAGAAGGAAAATTTAAAATTAACTACTCAATAAATTAAATATTATGGCAATTATTAAAGACTTATTAGGATATATTTGGAAAATAGATCAAACTTCTCAAGCAGGTAGAGTTACACAATATAATACAGATGCTTCTTTAGTTAAAACTATTGATGGTGTTTCTAAAACGTATTCAGCTTCTATAACAGGACTTGTTGTTGCTGCGGCGGCTACTGATTTTTTTATGATAACAGGAAGTGCTACTAAAACAATCCGTATAACTAAAATAGAATTGATAGGTACGGCTACTGGAGATATAGTTACAGATATTACAGTTATAAAGAGGTCTACATTAAATGAAGAAGGAACATCAACAACTTTAACAAGTGTTCCTCACGATAGTTCAGATGAACCAGCTACATCAGTTATAAAAGCTTATACTGTTAACTCAAAAAAATTAGGTACATCTGTTGGTGATATAATTTCTCATAAATTATTTTTAAGTACATCCAAAACTCAACCATACGCATTAAAAATGTTATTTGGAGATAGAGCTTCTAAAGCTATTGTTTTAAGAGGAGCCGACCAATGTTTATGTTTAAATTACAATGGAAATACTAATGCAGGTAACGCTATATCTATTTCAGTAGAGTTCATAGAAGACTCCTTGTAGTATTAGTATCTAGTGAAAAAATGCTGCAAATGTAAAATAGAAAAGAATATTGTTTGTTTTGTTTTTTACAAAACAACAAAGGATGGTCTATCGCCAGATTGTAAATCTTGTAGAAAAATATATAAAGCAAAATGGGATGCTAATAATAAAGAGCATAAAAGTATGTATAAAAAGAAATGGTATATTGAAAACAAAGAAGATGTTAAGCAATATGGAAAAGATAATATAGTAAAAACAAGGTTATCTGCAAAGAAATATCAACAAAAACACAGAGATGAAAATCCTGAAATTTATTCTTCAAAAGAGTATAAAGAAAAAATGCGTTATTTAACCATAAAATCTAAGTACGGAATTACATCAGAAGATTATAATGCAATGTTTCTTAAACAAGAAGGTAAATGTGAAATTTGTAAAATTCACCAAAGTAATATAAATAGAACATTGGTAATAGACCATTGTCACGCTACAAATAAGGTTAGGGCATTACTTTGTCATAAATGTAATCTTGCAATAGGGTTAATGAATGAAAGTATAGAATCGTTAAAATCAGCCATGAATTATATTAATAAATGGACTGAATAATAGTTAGCTATAAAATAATAAAAAACCCTCTTTTTTAGGGAGGGTTAATTACTGACTTACGATTCAGATGAGCTAGTGGGCTTTAATTTATTTAGGAATAGATTAAACGCATCTCATTTTTACGATTCACACGTCTGTGACCAATGTTTTAAACATCATTTAGGCTAAATATAATTCCTTTACAGAAGCTTTTACCGTCTTTTTTTAAATCATACTGAACGTGCTTTATAAGAGTTAAGAACTTCCATTTGAATAGACTGTGCTTATCCCAAAACACTTCTATCACTTTTCTTGATTTATTAGGACACTGCTTAGTATAAGGTACATATTCATCTCCTTCTTTAGCCATAAATATCTGTCCGCCGTGAAGTAAATCAAACTCATCTTTTAAAGAACCACTAAAGATTATAGTATCGTCACCAATGGCAGACACTATTACTAAGTTACTGTATTTAGCTGAGTTAATAACACTTTTAGTAAAGCTATCATCTACGTCAAATCCATTTAATTGTTTTGCTAGTTCTTCAGCAGATATTTTGCTCATTTACTTCTTTTTAGACTGTTTAGTAACTGCGAAAATTGTCTTTTTTCTAGCTTTCAACTTCTCTTCATAAATGTCTTCTTTGTTAGCTTGAGCTTTATCTACACGTTTTAATGTAGCTGCTTGAGTTTGTATTTTAGCGTTTCTACGTTTCTGTTCCGCCGACTCTGGAGCTGCTTTTACTTGAGCTTCTTCATCTAATACAATGTAATAAATAGAACTCTCATGCGTCATTAAATAAGGCTTACCATTGATAATAGACTCTAAGTTAGCCATTGAATTGTAAATCACTAATAAACCCACTTTAAGGTAATCTGAACACTCAGGACCTAATGCTATGATTCTAGCAGTAAACTCTTGAGTACTAACTGCATCAGGAATGATTAATCCTGTTTCAGACTTTCTTTCTCCTCCTTTAACGCGTTGTAATAAAACTGATTTACCTAATGGAATAACGTTTACATTACTTTTAACTAAATCCTCTGGCACTTTGATTGCTTGGATTCTTTTTGCTAATTGCTGATTAATGCTTTCCATAGGTAGTAGGCTGTGTTGTTGTTAATTTAACTTTTGGGAATTTGTTTTCTGTCATCCATGCTTTTAAGCAATCGGCTCGTTTTGACATTTTTAATTTACTCATTTTTTCTTTTTTTTGTTTGGTTATAAAATTAAACTATTTGTATTTATTATCAAAATATTAAGCGCATAAACTGTTTAAAAAATCAACAATTCTTTTAGCTTCTAAATCCCACATATTATAAAGTTCGTTTCCTTTGTTTTTATCTCGGATTTCTATCACTTTATTTTTCCAATCTCTGACTTGTTGAATATCATCTGACAATATTCTGTCTAACTGCTTAGTAGTAGAGAATGGATCAGGTTCTTTAACATAGATTAACTCAGAACTATCCTCTGTTTTATTTTCTAACATTTCTTTGCTAATGTCTTTATTGTCTGAAGGATGTATTATCTTTATCATTATTGACATTCATTGCAACTGTTTTTTTCTATAACAGTTAGGTTCATTTGATTAGTTGCTCCATAGTTTGAAGTGGCTTGATATTCTGCATCCGTTGAGGTGCATTTGTAGAATATAAAAGAGTTATTGAAACCCATCTGATACCAACAATATACTTTTGAATTTGTTGTTTGTGTTGTGCTGCTTGGAGCAGTAGTTTTCTTTTGACATCCTACAAATAGGACTAAAATTAATAAGTGTTTCATAATTATTTGTTTTTGATTTAAATTTTATACGATACTTGATATAAAAGGTTACAAATTAATCAATCATTTTAATTGTTTAAACTAATCTTTGATAAATGTACCGTCTACAGTCTTTCCACTTCTATTAGATATTTCTACCCATGCAGCTTCTAAACAGTCTTCTATTCTTAATTGATTCTGCTCTGCGAGTATAATTAAAGTAACCATTACATCACCTATGCCATCAATTAATTTAGGAGTATCCTTCTTCAATAAAGCAGATGCTACTTCTCCTACTTCTTCTGTTACTTTAGCCATTTGAGCTAATGAGTTTTCTTTTTTCAATAGGTTCTTATCCGCCGCCCATTGAACTACATTTTTGATTGTTTCTTGCATGATTATTTGTTTTTGATTTAAATTTTATACGATAATTAATGTAAAAGGTTACACTTTTTTAACTCAAGTTTGAATTATATTCTTGTTTTAATCTTTCTTCTAATTGAAATACTTTCTGCCACTCAGGTTTATTGATTATTTCACTTCGCGGATTGTTATCGAAAATACTATGGCATCCTGTTCCTTGTATATTATAACACATTATTCTGATATTATCAGGGTTAAGCCTAAATCTCTCATATCTGCTTTTTCTGAGTATATGAGCAAAGTTTGAATGAGTTACAAGGCTAAGTCTTTTTTCGCATACAAAGCAAGTAATAGGATTATCCTCGAATGAATCTAATATAACTTGGAATACATCTTTCTCTCCTGTAGCTTTAAATACTTGCTTTTTAGCTACCGATTTACCTTCCGATTTCTTTTTAGCTTGTTTAAGTTCGTAATTACATCTTTGGCAGTAGCCTTTTTTAACAGCTATAACACCTTCTTTGTCACATTTTACACAAACTCCATGATGCGGTTGAAACATATTATCTTAATAATTTAATGTGAACTCCTGGATTATTTTTATCGTATTGATATGGTTTAAAAGAAGGGATTAGAAAGTCTGCTGAATCATCTTCTATCCAATTATTTTCAGTGAATAAATCTTCGCAAGTTTGCGATGCATTACAATAATCGAACCTATGCTTACTTCCCCTTACAAATGTAAACTCAACTCTAAATGGAGGTTTTAATCCGTAATGTTCAATAGCTTTTCTAAACTCTATTCCAAATATATTGTATTGCATAGCTGTAACCTTCTTATATTCTGAGTGACCTTTGCTTGGTAAACTAATCTGCTTGCCATTTCTAACAAAGTTTATTCTACTATTCTTTTTAGAAGGAACGTTGTAAGTAATAAACCACTCTGTATTTATTTTATGCTCAAAATCAGGGCTGTCATTTACTTTTAACTTAGGTATAATATCAAGCATTTCAAACTCTTTAAATTCTTTTGGAGTATGCTTTTTACTATAAGTACCATCTTCATTACGAGTTAATCCCATAGCTTCTAATCTCTCTATTGTAAACCCTGTTTTCTTAGCCATTATCCAAATATTAATTTAAGTTTTTTAAGAGCCTCTGCTTCATCAAATTTAGGAGAAGTAATAAGTAATTGGGTATTAATACCATATCTTACTGCTAACCATATAATCTGAGCTTCACTTAGTGTATTCTTTTGAGGCTTATCACTAAAGTATCTTGATAACTGCTCTGGAGCTATCTTGAATCGTCTTTCAGAAGCATCTAACACAACCGCCGAGTTCTTAAATCCAAATCCTACATTGGACGGATAAAGCTCTTTCAGCCTGTCGTGGATATGCTTCTTTAAGACTTTACTATCCTTTACTAATGACATCTAAGTATTCATCTATGTTGTTAATAGCTATATCTAATTGTTTCTCTAGTAAATCATTTGTAGTTTTAGGAAAAGTGAGTCTTCCGATTTCTGATTTAGTTTTACGATCAACAAATGTTTGGAGGTTAAAAAATTCTCCATCAGCGTTTCTACCTATTGGTTCTTTGAAAGTATCAATAGTAACAATGATGTTTCTTCCGTCTTTTGTTTTTGCTTCTTTAGCGATTGATGCTGTTGGTTTCATGTTTATATTTATTTATTAATTACTATTTCTCTGTAATATTTATCTGTATAAGACTCGGGAGATAATACTATTACTCCTTCTTGAGCCACAAAATTGAGGACGTTGTCTATGAACTCCGATGTTTCTTTCTTATTCAACTCTGTTAAACTCTTTACCATGTGCTTGTCGTATTTCTTTTTACCTACTACTACTCTTATTTGGTAAGCTAAAAACATAGGTTGAAACACTTGCTTATGTAATTCCTCTACATTACTGTAACCTTGGAATGACTCGTGTTGTAAGCAAGTTCTAAGTATTCCTCCCCAATAGTAAGAGAATTGAGATACACTAGGGCGTTTGTGACGTTCTTTAATTACAAGTTCTATTTCTTTACCTGCAAGAGCATCACGTTGTTCATCCCATAAATCTTTATGGTAAAATACTATATTTCCGTTATCTAAGCATCTGCCGAAGTGGCGCACAATTACATCTGCCATTTATTGTTTTTGTTTTGGTACACATACAGGACTCGAACCTGTGACCTCTTGGGATTATTGCCAAGCCTCTATCCAACTGAGTTAATGTGTACTGTTAATTGTTAATTAGAACATATCTCCTTCTTCATCTCCTGGATTAAAGATAATCTCCTTCTCTTCTTCCTCCATTTTAACTTCTGATTTAGGAGCTGATTTAGATTTAGAGTTTAAGCCATTATCTTGATTAGAATCCACAACTTCACCTGCCGCTACTGTAGAAGCGTTTTTAGCTAAATATGCAGTTAAGTACTCTTGTAACTCTCTATCTAATTCTATTGCCGCGTTATTAGCTTCATCAGATACTTTTAAAACTTCATACACTGGTTCAAAATACTTAGTAGCGCCCTTCTTCATTGGATTAGCTTTCTTAACCGAAACTCCAATCTTACTCATCTTCTTTCCTTTGCAGAACTCAATGTATGGTCCTAATGCAGAACCTTTTAATTGTAAGTTAGCTAATACATAATTCTTACCTTCTTTAATAGCTACATATACAGATTGAACGTAATCAAGTCCGCGAGATGATAACTTCTCTTTTACGTTTTCGTATAAGCCTGTCATAACTACTCCGTTCTTTGTACGAACTGTTAGCATATCAGTTTTAGTGTTACGGATTTCATTTGAATAGAATCCTAATCCTGCCTTCTCATCATAACCTTTAGTTGTAGATAATTGATCTAACGGCAGAAAGTAGAAAGGTAATTCAATGAATACATTTTCTTTCTTTTCTTTATCGTAGTACTTAAATTTTCCTTCCGAACCACTCCATTCGATAAATTTTGAAGCTGGGTTTACGGCGTTGTCTGTTGGATTACTTCTTGACATTTGTTTTTGTTTTTATGGTTTATATTATTTATACGTTTAATTTTGATATAAAGTTACATCTTTTGATTAAAATATGCAAGAGATTTAAAATAATAATGCTTTATCCGTGTATAGGTTAACTCTATTCATATTCTTCTTGTGGTACTTTCTGATAGCTATTTTACGTTCACTTACTGCATTACCGTGGGTGTGGATAGTTCCTAACTTATTAATGGTTAGTTTGAATGTTTCTGCTTTAGAAAACATGATATTCATCGCGCCGATGTGTCGCATGATAACACACTTTATCTGCTCTTCCGTGTACTCAGGATGCTTTTCTTTTAGTTTATGTAGTAGTTGAGCGTTTAGCATTACACGGTTACTTTTAAATCTTTGTAATACTTAATACCATTTACTACCTTACCATCTTCTAATGAGTCAGAATTAGCTTTTAGATACTCTTTTACTTTACTTTCATCTACCATTAAGAACTCTTTAGGAACTGAGTTAATATCTACTACTTCAAATGTCCAAGGCCTTCTTACTTTAGATATTACTTCTATTTCAATAGGAGCTTCTTCAAACACTGGCTCAATACCAATTTCTGCCATAGCAGCTAACTCTTCTTCTTTAGCTTTTCTTTCAGCGTCTTTTAATCTAATCCAAGCTATCTTTTCATTTTTAAGATGCTTTAATGCTTCTTCTGAAGACTCAGATACATAAGCCGCCGCCGAGTCAATAGCTTTACCTTTCTCAAAATAAGGTTTCTTTTCTGCTACTCTAACAGACTCTACTGCCTTAATAAGTTCATTCACTTTACCCATTTGGTTCTCACAGACTGCTAAACTATTCTCATCAGTTACTTTGATTTGCAGGCAGGTTTCCGCCGCTTTGTCGAGTTGTAATTTTACATTCTCAAATTTAAGAAGAGATGACTTTAACTCAGGAGTTTGTACTATCAATTCTTGTAGTGTTACTTTTTCTTTCTTTGCCATGGTTTATTTTTTTAGTGATTTTAAAAACGAAGTTAATTCTTTAGCCAACAAGGCATTATTATATTGTGATGATTCTATTTGATATAAAGCACTCCTTAATCCTCTTTTAGTTTGAGTCTCAAGACTTGTGCCTTCTCCTTTTAGGCAGATAAATCTATCCCAAGGTATCTTCACTTCTTTTCTTTTCTTCATAACTACAAAGTGATCTATTTTAACATCTAAAACAGTAAAACAACCGTCCATTTCAGATATATGAACTTGACTTCCTGGGATACAAGGTTTTTTGTTTTTAACCAAAACTCCAGAACTGTAATAATACCATGGATTATAATATGTACTCATAATTTCTAATTTTAATAGTTAAACGTATAAAAATAAATAAGGTTACAAAAAATTGAATAAATAATCAAATTATTTTTTATTCTTCTCTATTAAGCCTAAATTTATGGTATTGAGCATCTAATTTAGGAATAGGTATTTCATCAGGAAACACTCTTTTATCAGCATCAGCTTTAATATTAAGCCATATCTCAGCCATCTTACATTTACAGTAGTCTTGGTATATCTTCTTATGCTTATCTTTATCTTTAATACTTCTATCTTGGATGACTAAGTAGTCTGCTTTACAATTCTCTAATACTTCTTTCTTGATATTTTCATCAATAGTCATATCATTACCTGCCCATTTAAGTAAATCGTATAGCATAGCTCCTGAGTGTGTGTTTGTTATTATTCCACAACCTTCATTATCGTAAAGGTTATAGAACTCTTTTAGGCATATAGCGGATAAAGCTAATCCTATTGGGGATTTAAAATCTACTTTAGAACTCGTCTCCACTTGCGCCTCCTTTTATTATATCGTTTGAATCAGGAGCATAGTCTTTGAATGCCGAGTATTTACCCTCAAATCTTACATAAACCTTTCCCGTGCTTCCGTATCTGTTTTTAGCTACGTTAATTTCACACAGTCCACGCAAATCCATTCCTGTTTTTGGATCTGTTGCATCAGAATTATAGTAATCAGCCCTGTAAAGTAACCAAATTTGTACAGCGTTGGCCTCTATTGCTCCCGAGTCTTTCAAATCAGACATTAAAGGATATGGCGGATTTCTCTTCTCTACATCTCTTGACAACTGAGATAATTCAATCATGCAACAATTTTCAGTTTTAGAAGTTTCAAGTAACCCATTACATCTATCTCCAACTTGTTCTTCTTTAGATTTTCCAACCGTCTCTTCTTTGGTATTCTTCATTAACTGTAAATAATCAATCATTACAGTCATAAGTGTACTTAATGGAATGCCTAGTTGTTTACGAACCTTTCTTATCTTAGTTCTCATATATTGCCAAGTAATTCCAGGAGTGTCATCAATAACTAGGTTTCTCTTAATCTTATCTCTTAGTTTTTTAATCCTTACTAAATCTTCATCAGATACATTTCCGCTTCTAATCTGCCAACTATTAATCTCTAGGCAGTTAGCCCAAATGTTTTTCATTAATTGTTTTGCGGGCATCTCTAAAGAAAATATAATTAACGGCTCTCCTTTATCAACAGCTATATGTTTAGTTATGTTAATAATTAAGCTAGTCTTTCCCATCCCTGGCCTTGCTCCAACAACAATAACTTCCTGCTTTGCTCCCGATGTAATTTTATTCAAGTCTTTTATACCATAAGAGTGTCCGATTGTTTCCGATTTACTATTCTGAGCTTCCATTAACTCTTCAAAAGCTTCATCAAAAATATCTTCAACGTGTCTTTCTACTGATAGATTGTTCTTAATGCTTTCAATATCCGACACTATTGACTTTAAATCTTCAATAGAACTATTTACATCAGTTATCTCATTACTAAGCTCTGAGTGAACGCTATGAAGTATAGGTAGCATTTTTCTCTTAGTGTACTCATCGAATATATCATTTACATACTCTGATACGTTTTTAGCAATAGCATAATTTGGTTCCGACACTTCCAATCCAATCTCTTTCTTGTTACAGCCAGACTTAATTAACATATTAGAAAGTAGATAAACGTCAGACTTTCTACCTTTATCGTGGTTATGTTTTATAATTTTATACTTAACCTTGTTAAAATTTGTGGACCACAATTCATCAAATATCAAATGGTGACATGACTCGAATAAATTTTCATTATCTGCATATAAATTTAGTACCGCTCTTTCTTTCTCTTTTAATGTCATAGTTAACTTCTAAAAAATGATGATGTTTGCTCCACTTTTTCTTGTATTTTATTCTTATCAACAAACCAAACCGATAAAGCTTTCCCTTTCCAATTAAGAACAGGTGAACCATTAGCTCCTTTCCATTCCATAGTAGAATAGTATTCAAAAAACTTATTCGCGGATTCTAAGGTATATCCTTTTGATTTAAAGTATTCTCTTACGTCTTCTACTCTTGGAGCAGGAGCAGGTTTCTTCTTTTCTTTCTTAGGTTTACTAAAATACTCTTTAATAGCTTCGTGGGTAGTCTTAGAATACTTTTGTTGTTTCTTAGTTCTATCCGCCAAAGTGAAATTGTAAATAAATATTTCTCCTTCTTGTGTTACTTCTAGTTTTGTCATTTTTTAATTCAAGTTTGAGTTATAAATTAAATACTTTATCTAAATTGATTTGTTGATACCATTGCAAATAACTTACATCAACTTTTTTAGGCTCGTTAATCAATAACTGACTAGCTTTACTTTTACTTAAATGCTTTCTGTTAATTATCCAAGCATTAGCCGATTCATTAAAGTTAACGAGTGTAGGAACATTTGTGATATTAAATAACAACTTTTTTCTAAATGCTAGTATCTGATTTTCAAATATTAGGTAGTTAGAGTAGGTTATAAAATAATCGTTGTTTGGTTTTGCTTCGTTCATTATCAGTTAGTTAAGGTGGTTGATTGCGTGTAGCGAGTAGTTAGCAGTAATAAAACTCCCACGCTCCTGTGCGTATCAACCAGCGTTAAAAGAGCCTAATATTACGCCTCTTACTTGTTCCTCATTTGCTATCCCTATTTCTTTACAAAATATAGATGTTTCTTTTAAAGCCCAATCACTCCATTTGCTATTAGGTTCTTTGTAAACCCTACCGTCAGGATGTATTGTTTTAGCATCAGTTTCATTTTCAGCGCAAACGATACATGAGTCATAAGTATCATAATCGTTGTTGTCATTTTGGGTTAATAAGTATATTTTCATTTTAATTATTTTCATTTTAAGTTTTATGTTTTACATTTCAAATTGCTATTCTGTTTTACTACTGCTAACAGCACCTAATAAACAGGCGGACATCAACTATATTTATACCGCCCGTCCATTAGCTGCAAAACGTTAGTTTCAATAAAATAAACCATTGATGTTTACTTTTCTGATGTTAATATAAGCGCTACTTACCGTACTTTTCCTTTAATCTTTCTAATTGCTCCAATTCCCTTCTTTTAATTTCTTCATTTCTTTTGTTGGTTTCAGCTATTCTAAAACTAAACTCTTCGTCTGTTTCTAATCTTTGATTAAAAGCAGTAATTGAAACATACGCATTTCCATAATCATCATAAGCTTCTATGTCAATATAATTAGCTCCTAATTTTTCAAGTTCATTAATATCTTCTTTTAATTTGCTTATTTCAATTCCATAAGTCCAGTTAACTGAGTAATTAACTTCAAATTTTCTTAATTGTTTTTCCTTATTCATATTTTTTTATTTTAATTTGGTTTATTTTACTGTAAACTAACACAACCTAACAAACATTTGAGCGTTACTGCTAATATGTATCAGTTGGTCTACAAACGTCTGTTAGCCCCGTCCGTTAGTACCAATAGCCTTTGATGTTTACGCTTCGGTTGTTGATATAGGTGGATTTGGTAATCGCATCCAATGTGTTACTGTTCCAAGTAAATTATGATTTGTATCAGATTTAAACTTATTATCTTGTAAAAACCAAACTCCCTGATAAACACATTGGTTGAATTTTGGAGCATCGGCATTAAATAATAATACAAATTCAACTCTTTCCGTTGGTAATTTATCTTTTACATTAAACCATTTATTTTTTTGGTTTGAGTATTCAACTATTAAAGCATCAATACACTTTAATACAGTTTCTTTTGGATGAACTAATGGAAAGTTGTAATAAGCAACTTCTACTATTTTTTCAGCGTATTGTTTTGAATCTATCATAATTGTATGTATTTGTTTTTAAATTTAATTTGGCTACTGGTACTAACAGCACCTAATAAACAGCAAGCCGATTTATTAGCTGCAAAACGTTAATATATACTTAAACGTATATAAAAATAAAAGGTTACGTTTATTTGTAAATATTTAAAATTATAAATGAGTGTCAAGCAATTTAAGCATTTCTAGCCAATTCTCTTTAGTTTTAAAATAGATTTCCATCGTGGACGCACCAGCTTTTTCTCTTAGTAAGTAAATATCTAATCCATAGAGTGAAGTATCGTCTTTGTAGGCGTAATAGCCCGCGAAATCAATCTGATTAAAAGAAAACATAACATATCCATCTACATATACTTTTACTCTTCCGTTGTAAATTTTAAGTTCGCGTTTATGTTTCATGGTATTAATCTTTTTTGTTAATAGCTATCATAACATTTTGTAATAATTTTCCAGATATTTCTCCTATAATATAAGATGCGTGGATTAACTTATTATACTTACTATCAGCTTCTTTTTTTTCATCAGGCTTCATCATTTTACGTATAGGACTAGCTTTAATCATCTCACTATCTTTCTTTAGCATCTCTATAATACCTCTAGCGTGTAACATGGCTGCTAAATCATTATCAATACTATTCTTAGTTTCTAATTCATATCCTTCTTTAGATATAGTTAGTTTGTAGTCAATAGAACCTTCTATTACTAAGTTTGTTGGAGACTCCGCCGACTTGTTTTCTTGTTTTTTCATATTTATTTGTTTTTATAGTTATTTGCTAAGCATTTAAAGCATTGTAAGACTCCTTTTATAATATTCATGTCAGAAGTAAATACTGGGTGTAAGCTATACTCTGTAGGCTTTTTACAGATATAACATACTTTTGTTTCTTTTACTTCTTTTTCCATTTGTTCTTCATTTCTAATTCGTAGTATATAGTACTGTATTGCCCCTTAGATGCGAAGGTAGTGTCATATCCTTTAGATTTCAAATATTCTAACTCTTTTTTATTACAAGGTTCTAATGATATAATATCCGCGCATTGTTGTTTAGTGTAAGTATTATTTTGAATGTCGTGTCCTAAATCAGATATATATTTCAACTGCGCGGATGTAGCTGCTTCTTGCATCTTTTTCCATCCAAATTGTTTAGCAGGAGGTAAATCAATTAATATAATCTTTTCGTCTTTCTTATGTAAGTTTTCTACATGAGCAACTCTTCTTTGTCTTTCTTCTAATATTTGTTGTTTTTTAGCATCAGTAGTAAATACTCTATCTTCTAAATTAAGAACTCTATCTAACTCCCAACAATTTATAAGCTTGTGTCTTGATGTCGAATCAACGAAGTCCAGGATAGTACAAACTTGACCGTATTTATCAACGTATTCTTTTGATTTTAATCTAGTACCTCTTCCTACCGATTGAACAAATTTAACTAATGATTTTGTAGGAGATACATTACCAATACACCCTACTTCTGGATGATTAAATCCTGTAGTAAGCACCATTACATTAGTTAATACTTGTATCTTACCCTTCTTAAAATCAGATATTGTTTGTTTTCTTTCAGGAGTTACTTTTTCGTCTCCAACAACAGGTTTACAACTAATTCCGTATTCGTTAAATATTTCAGATAAATCAACCGCGTGTTGTATATCAACACAAAAGAATATCCCTTGTTTTCCTGTAGCGTGTTTGATATAACTTTCAACTACTAATCTATTTCTTTTAGGTATATTTACTTCTGTAGCTAAATCCTTTGTATTAAGCTCTCCAGCAGTTGTTTTTACATTGTCTAATGAAACGTCTGTCTTAATTCTAATACCGTCTAATTGGCATAGGTAATTGTTTTTAATACCATCTGCAATATTGTATTCAAATGTTATTTTATCAAATAAATTACCTAGAGATAAGCCGTCCATACGATACGGAGAAGCTGTCAATCCAACCATTAACTTAGGTTTGAAGTAATTTAAAGGCATGATATAAGTTCGACTCATATATTTATGGCACTCGTCCACAATAATTAGATCGAAATAATCTTCAAGTATCTTATCGAGTCTCCTGTAGAGTGTTTGTGCGCTGGCTACGATGACTTCTGCGTCTATTTTGAACGTATCTGCTTTAATAACGCCCATTCTAAACTGATTATTCTTATTCTCGAAATGACACTTAGCTCCGTTAACCCAATTAATGAATCCTATTCCTTCAACGTGTCCAGCCATTTCTTCATCGAATTTATTTTCAATGAATGCAAGTGCTGATTGTTCGATTAGTTCTTCTGTATCAGCGATAAATAGAACCCTTTTAGCTTTTAAGCGTTCAGATAGTTCTACTGCAACTTTAGTTTTGCCCGTATTGTGATGTACCGTAAAGTCACCTGTTAAGTATAAATGATTTCCATCTAATTCAAACCCATAAAAATCATCTTCTGTTAATGGCTCTACAGAAAATCCAGTAACTAAAACATCTTTTATTTGTCTTCTAGGACTCGCTTGTTTCCTTTTTATTTTACAAGGAATTTTATCAGTATGTCCGCTTATGTATATTCTATAATATAATCCTTCAAAATTAATTGATTTTATTTTTGCTATTTTTTCTTTTTTATAAGCGCAAAACCCTAAAGACCTAGCTAAAAATAAAATATCGTCAGCTAAAGAATTGTATTTAGAAGATATTTCATATCCGCATCCATCGTGATTTAAGCTTCCATCAGAATCAATTAATCCCGCTAATAATTGCAATCTAGCATCCTCGTTTCCTGTTAATAATAGGCTTGGTATTATTTTCTCCCCAGTAATACACATACTTTTGCATATTTCAGATATGCTATTCTTATCTTTTCTAGCCTGATGTCCATTTGGCATTGTAAATGAAAAGAACATACACCTATCTTCAGGAACAGTTTTTTTAATAGTTATTTCTGGATGGTTTATTGAACAAAACTCTTTAAATTCCCCAAAGAACCAATTTTCAACTTCAATATCAGGAATAGTTATTTGAGGAGTATTGAATGTTCCGTCTCCTAACCATAATCCTATAAAATAAGGATGAGTAGGACTTCCTTTATCTATACTGCTTATTATTGGCTTTCTGTAAAGTTTATATAAATGTTTTTTTGATTTACTCCAATCTAAATAATCCTTAACTGTTACGTTTTCTATTTTATTAGGATTATATTTTTCTCTATGAGGTTTTAATGTAGTTCTTTTTAAAGATAAAATATGGTTTTCGTTAACCATAAATGAATCTCCTTTAACTGGAGTTATTTTATACATCAACTCGTTACCTCTAGCTAAGTTTAATACGGTTCTTTCAGTAGAATCATCTCCCATTAATTTATCTCCAACAACAATATCCTGAACCATTTTAATAGTTCCGTCAAACATTATGATCGGAGTATTTAGAGCATGGCATCCAGTAGCTAATACAAGTAATAGCTTATCATTACCATTCTTTAAATCATCTTCTATACAAGCTAACGCTTGTTCTTGATAAGGCCTCAAGTTCTTTACCATATACTACTTACCTAATTTTTTAAGGTTACTGAATAGAGTTGCTACTACAGGAATATCTTTAATTCTGTTTCCTGTAACATTAGCATGAGGGTAACAGTTTTCAATATCATTAAGACTATATTTAGGGTTGTTGTCTTCTATGTAATTAAATCTGTTTTTTTCTGATGTGAATGTTAAATATCTATCAGCCACTTCCTTATCTTGTTTAGAGAAGTTATGAATAACAGCAATATTTTGTGATGGAATAGTTAAATCTTTACTTAATAAATATAATACAGTAAAATTCTTTTCAAACATCTCCGCGCCGTCTGTAGTAATGTATATTGGAGATTTACTTTCTATATGCCATGGAATAACATCTTCTTTTACTTCTTCCCAATCTAAAGAATCTTCTATTATCCATTTGGCAATAGCTTCACATTCTTTATAAGCATAGTAATAGTTCTTGTTACTTACTCCAATTTCTACAATGATTCCTGTTTTTTTATGTTTGTACTTTTTCATAATTATTAATTTAAAAGGTTATACGTTAAATGATTTAGAAAGGTTACGATTATTATAGAAAATAATTCAAAGTTGAGTTAAAAAAGATTAGTGGATGTTGCAACTTATTCTTACATCGGTTTTTGTCTCCCCGAATCACTAATCTCTTAATCCGCCATGGATTTAATAAATATTACAAGTTATCTCCTCTTACTATAAGATATGAATGAAGCCAAGCAGGGCATCATATCTCCTTACCTGACGTGTATAGTCAATCAGAGACTCCAGCTAGGATTTTAGAGTCCAGCGGTGGCGTTACCTTGTAATTTGTTGTCTGACTAAGGCTCGAACTTAGACTCTACTGAACCAAAATCAGTCGTGTTGCCAGTTACACTATCAGACAATTTATCAGCAGATTACTCGTTGTTTTAATAAATCCACTGTTAAGTAGTTTTACGAGGTCTGCTGATAGTTGTTAAACAAACAATATAAAGAACGATAGTTTTACCTGATTACAAATTTAATAAATTATATTGGTTTAAAAGGATATACTCCTTTAAAATGTAAGTTAAAGTGTCGTCCAATAGATTCGCTATCAATTAACTTCCTAAACTCTTCTGCGGACACATCAGAGTATTCGTATTGCTTACCTTGATTGAATGTTACAATAAGGATATTAGTCTCTGTATTGTACTCTAATGCCTTTATTTGGCTACTTACTACTTCTAATTTAGTTTTCATTGTCTTGTTTGTTTGTTTTTTGATTGTGTTTTTCACAAAATAAATCATTTGTAAGTCCAACAGATATAATTACTCTACACAAATTACATAGAGTAGCACCACTTCCATTGTTTAATTTGTGTATAGGTTTTATTTTTTTTATCTTTTTCATATTAGTCTTGTTTGTTTAGTTAGTAAAATCCTTTTCCTACTACTTCTTCCCACAACTGAATCATAGTAGTTCTAATAGAATCTTGTTGTTGTTTATCTAATAATCCAAAATCGTGTCTATATCTCATAGCCATTGAATCTATAAGTTTAGGGTTTGGACTATTTACTTCAATCTTTTCAGCCATATCTTTTTGACATTGAGTGTAGCCATAGGTAACTGCATCCGCAATACTGTGCGAAGTCCAATCATTAAACATATTAACTTTATCAGAATACTTATAGCTTAGTTTTTGTATTTCTTCTTTGCTTTTCATAGCGTTTTTGTTTTTAGATTGTTTTGAAATTTATTACACTTTTTATTTTATTTGCATTATCAATAGTTGTTTGTAACATATTACCAGAATAAGAACCAAACTTTATTTCTTTCCATAAGGATGAATATAAATCAATCCATTGTGTAACTGTCATAGCAGGCATTCCTTCTAGTATTTTTATTTGATTTTCCATGATTATTATTGTTTGATTTATACTGTTAAACGTAAATAAAATAAAAAGGTTACATAAAAAACAAAACTCCCGAATTAACGAGAGTTCTGCTGGACAAAAACAAGAAATAATCAGTCAAAAAGCAACACGAACCATTTGAAAGTTATGGTAAATTTAATATTTTTAACTCAAAGTTGAATTATTTTTTAAAAGTAATTGAAAATATTTATATCTTTGAGGCATATAATTAATAGGTGAGACTTTTGGTTATATAAAAAAGATTGATTATTTTTACAAAGATTTTATAACATACTGGCTAGTGCTACACAACTGCCTCAACTCCTAGAAGTCTCACACGGTAATTCGTTTGAGGCTTTTGTGTTTTTAGGAAGTTTATGAATATTAACCAATTACTAATAAAAGATTTAATCGAGATGAATAAGCAGCGTTATTTAGCTGTATTCATTAAGTTTAAGAGTATCTATAGTAGTGGATGTGTTCATAATTATTCTCCTTATAAATTCTCATCAGTAACTAAATTAAGCCGTAATTCTGTAAAGAAGTATGTAGATTACTTTATTGCTAATGGATGGGCTAGAATGGACGGAAACAACTTAATCTTTAATAAATTTAGATCGTTTGACGAGAATAAGAAAAGATTAATGTGTGTCATCAGTTTTAAGAAATCAATAAAAGAAATAGAAATATTATTATACAGAGAAGTATTAAGATTAAAACAATCTCAATTTAACTTTCTGAAACGTGTGAAATGCGACCTACAAAATCCAACAGGAATTAAAACGTATAAACGAGCTTTAAATACTCAGAAAAAATATACACTTAATTCCGAAAACCTCCCAGGTGCGCAGGAGAAGTACAAAGTTTCAATAAAGAAGATTGCAGAGAGTTTTAATTGCTCTGTAGGTAAAGCAATGGGTGTAATAGATAAACTTTGTGAGAAGAATCAGATTAAGCGATTTAGGCAAATGGAGATAGTTTGTTTTGGTATGACTAAAGCAATTAATCAGCAAGCTATAAATACTCACAAAGGAGCTTATTTCAGTAGAAATCAAGTAGTTTATAGATACACTAATAAATATACTTTTTAATCAATAATTATGTGTCAAAAAAATGAATCTTATTTAAATCCAACTCCTATTCCTACGGAATACTTAACAGTAATACTTAAACAATGGAAGAACTAGAAAGAAGATATAACGCAAAAGAACGTCAGCGAAATTCTGATTATTTTAACTCTGAAATTTTACCAGAATTGAAGAAAAAATATGTACACGGAATTATCAATAAAGATAGCGAACAAAATAGATTTAAGTACAATAGAAATATCGTTGATTATTATCCAAGAAGAAAGAGATTGTGTCACGTAAATAGTGGACAATGGTTTACGGTGGACGAGGATGAATTTATAGCTAGTAGAATAATATTTTTACTTAACAGAAAATAATTGTAACCTTATTTAAAGAAACATAGTATAAGCTATTAAAATTTAAAACATCCGCCGACTATGAAAGACTTATCAATTAAATACTCTAAGAGTGAAGTAAGAGAGAGGAAAAAGAGATTTCCTAAATTACATCCGCGAGATAAGCAAAAGAAAAACAAAGAAATATTCGATAAAAGTTATTTTGGATTATTATTAGCAGAACGTAACCTTTTAAACAAATAAAACGTATAAAAATCATGGAAGAAACATTAATTAAATCAGCTTATTGGGATAACTTTAATCTTAACTTGTATATTAGTTATCTTCAGAAAAAAATAGCATTAACTTATGGAACAAAATAATATGGGAGCAAATAAATCAATAAAAGTAATATTCAAGGCATACGATCAAACTCACGAGTTGATATTTCCTGCAACACATCAATTATCTGATGTATCTAATTATCTTCGTAATGTCTGTAATACTTACATTATTGTAGACTTAATTCCAACTTCAAAAGAACCTACAATTTAACTCAAACTTGAATTATAAATGATTAGAGATAAGTTTATAGAGATTATATCTGGCAGAGAGTCTAATATAATAATAGGATTAGGCATATTAGTATTGGTATGTATAGCACTTAATAATTAATAAGATGAGTAAAGAAGAAGCAATAGACTTAATAGCAGGTCGCATAATTGATGAGTATAGAAAGCATCCGTTATTAGAATGGAATAAAATAGCGGCTAGTAAAATACACTCGCAATGGTTTCAGCATTATACAGATGAGATAAATGATTTAAAGAGTCAATTATTAATATCTGAACAGAAAGTGAAACTAAACTATGTAAATTTAGTAGACGCTATTAATGAGAATGAGCAGTTAAAAGAAGGTATATCTGATTTAAAATTACAGCTCAAAGCGGCGGATATTGATTTAGAACATTATAAAAAAATAGCCTCTGATAATAACCATTTTTAAAACACATAAAATAATGCAAATATTATATTACATATGGGAGGTATTGTGTCAGATATGGCCAATAGCTTTAATAATGGGATTTATATCTATTCCTTTACTTTGGATATGGTTTAATGAAGAGAGTGAATATGAATCTCTTGATGACCATTATAGCAGTGAGGATGTTAATGATGAATCTAATATTTAATTATGACTGAGAAACAACTATTCACTTACACTAATACTGTAATATGTGCTGAGTTACTATCTAACTATCTTGAGAGTTTAAAAGAAACTCCTGTGTATAGACAGCAGATAAAGCATTTGTCAGGTAATCTGTCCACTGAGTTAGAAAAGATGCTTAAAACAGAACTTCCTAAGATATTTGATGTAGATGAGGTATTCACTGTTAATCTAATGAGAGAGTATAAGGATTTAGTAGAAAATCTTACTTCGGCATCGGCGGATGATTTAATAGTAATCGGACAACTAATAAAAGAATACAAGAAGGACAGTAGTAAGTTCCTAGATAAATTTGAAATAACCTTAACTAAGATAGATGAGTAACATAGAGTCAAATAAATTGATAGCGGAATTTATGCAAATTCCTAAATGTAAAAGATGTGAAAATTGTGGAGCGTATCAGTATAGTGCGGCTATTATTTTCCATCCAAAAGAAATGCTTTACGACTCATCTTGGGATTGGTTAATGCCAGTATGTAAAAAGATATGTAAAACAACCCCTTATAACTCTTATTTAGCTATAGAAACTATTACGGTATTTGCGGATATTGAAGATGTGTATAAAGCAGTTGTAGAATTTATAGAATGGCATAATAAACCTGATAAAATGGTTGTGGACGAATAGTCTATTCTAAACTCTAAAACACCCCTGAGCATAATAAAGAATAATGGGTAAAAACCACTCATAAAACAAAATATATAGGTTTATAGTAATTATATGAATAAAATAATGCAAATTTGAGTTATAAATGGCAGGAAACACTAAACTAATAGAATCTATAACCTTAAAAGAGCTTCTACCTAAACAGGAGTTGGCGGACCAATCTTGTAATAAAGCCTTCACTCGTCATTTGTGTAACATATTCCTTTACTTAGACACAACAGAGTGCGCCTTATTCACATGGCTTGTAGGATATAGTGACCAAGTGAACGTATTTACATACTCCACCACTCTATTACAACAGTTTGATAAAGCTTCTGATAGAGCCATGGAGATATATGGAGTAGATAAGGTAAAGTATAAAACTTCGAGGGACAATGCGCGGATGACATTTATATCTTTAGTAGAGAAAGGACTATTAATAAGAATAAAAGGTAAGAATAGATTTATGATCAATCCTTATATGGTATATTCAAGTAATCCTAGAAAGTTTGCAAGAGCATCAAGACATAAGGAGTATTTAGATATTATAGAATTTAGTTCGGCGGATAAACTAGCAGGAGAATTAACAGAATATTGTAATGATATAGAAAGAGTGTTTAAAGAATATACAAAGAAATATGGAAATTGGTAAGCGTAAGTCTAAAGTAATTACATTAAAAGGAGAGGATGCCTTCATAAGACTCCTAGCAGCTCAATTTGGCACCACGGCGGATATGGAAATAAATCTTATTAAAGTCCTTATTAAATTCGACTTGTTTACGCCATTTTGTATGGAGAAGCATATGAGACGGCGGATACAAAAAGAGATGGATGTACCTTACACAACATTAGGAACAGCTATAACCCGACTAATAAAGTCAGGTATAATAGCAAGGAACGGAAAGAATGTTTATGTTAATGTCGCTTTTAGGGGTCTCGAAAATATAGATTCAATAGTGTTTAAGAAAGCATTATAAATTTTTTGCGCTTTAAATTTATATTAACATAATACCTTGTAGTGTTGTAATATTTACATAATTCAGATATCGAATTAAAATACCTATTATCATCTTTGTTCATTATTTTCTTAGACATTCTATCTGTACTTATTCGCTTATTCAATTCACTTATTTTAGCAAGTCCACTTTTGTGCGCGTGATAAGTGTTTTCGCTAGCCGTAACCCACTCTAAATTAGAAACATGATTGTTCAACTTATTACCATCTTTATGATTCACTTGAGGTAGATTATTTTCGTTTTCTATAAAATGAATTGCAACCAATCTATGAATATAGAAATTAGCTCTTTTTTTTAGATACGTTAAGCTAACTTGTAAATATCCTGCTCCAGCTATATTTGCAGCCATTTTCTTTTGGTTTTTTCTAATAACTATTGCTGTATTGCTTATTTTATAAATACCTTCATAGCCTATTACATCTTTCCAAATTTCATTTTCTATATTTTCCATTTTAATTAAAATAAGAAACCCTCTAAGTTTGAGGTGGTAGACTCGCACAAAAAGGGTTCTTTTTTAAATATTTTTATATTATCGCTACCACACGACAGCGTAAAAGTAGTTATTTTAGTTTAATTAAGCAAGTAATTTAGATTATAATTCCTTTTATAAATTAATCTCTAGCAAGCCCTGAGTTACGCTCCTCGTATCGTTGCTCCCAATAGTCAAAACTCGTTTGTTCGTAATGTTTTTGGCATTTCCAATTAAGGTTTTCGATGTCGGAGGATGGTATCAACTCGCTAATCTCCAGACTTCCATTCTTAATAGAGTTTATTCTAATAGTAACTTCACCATCTTCTTTGAAGTATTCGAAGTCTATATCAATATTGATTATAGCTCCATCAATAGTTATTTCAGTGTTATATGTCATGGTTAGTTGCTTTGTTTATTACATCGTTTATTCTTTCCTTTTGGAATAAAAATAAATTATCCCAAATATCTGTATTGTTTTTTATTTCAATCAAAACCTCTAATAATTCAGGTGCGGCGGCTATTAATCTAGCATTTGCGTTACCTTCTTCATCGTCAGTATCAAAGCACCATACTGTAGCTAAATTTTCAGTTGAACCGTGTAAATTAGATATATCTATTCCAACTGCGCCGTGTTCATTAATACTTGTTTCGTCTTCTGTCACCCATGGTCCCTTTGTATGTTTCATAACTATATGTTTTAATTGATTAGTAAAGTTAAGTAAAGCCGCCTTATGTATTTTAGAAACCCTATAACCATTAACCCCTTAATGGCAAAATATCACTCGGCGGCTTAATATTGATTTAATTTGATTTTAATGAGGTTAAATATTTTTATAGTACTTTGTATTAGATTTATTGTTAAGTGTCGGCAGAATTGAAATTTGATAAGTAGAATTTGATTTTAATATCAACTTATTAGTTTGCATTATACATCCGCCTATAAATTATCTGTGTCTGCCTAAATATTGGATATGAATTTGTTTACCGTCTGAAAATCCAGTTAATGTATCGGGTGTTGTTGGGTTGTTACTTATGCACCCTATCTCTTCAGGCATATTATATCTATCTGTTTGGTATCCATTAAATGCTACAGATACTGATAAAGCTAATATTAATGCGATTATAAATTTATCTTTATTGTCCATGTTTTTAGTTGTTTAAGATTATACTTCCGTTTTATAATTCAAGTTTGAGTTAAAAAAGTGTTTTTTGTTCGTTTTGTTTGTTTTCTATATATTTCATGCAAGCCTTTTTACTACTAAACTTAGCATAAAACATCCATTGGCCGTTAACTTTCTTATCAAGGCTCCAGCCTCCTATTGATTTTCTTATCTCGTACATGATTTCTATTTATTTAGTTGCTTTTTCAATGGCTTTATCAATAAATTCTTGCGCCTCTGTAGTTAAGTTTTTACAGTTTAATAAAGCTACATTCAAGGCTTCTAATAAGTCTGGAGCTGCTAATATTAGTTTAGCGTCTGCTCTTTGTCTTTCGTTTAATACATTTGATCCTAAATTAGTTTCAATCTTGCATACTACCTGAGTAGTCCAATGGGTTCTATCTTCCATGTCGCAAATTTTACCGTTATTGCTTGAGTATGTGCTTGTTACTCTTCCATCAATACCCATTTCCCATGTTCCTGGCGTGTGTTTAGTTTCCATATTTTCTAGTTTTTAGATTGTTTTTACGTTAATTACTGGACAAAGTTTCTTTATTTCGTTATAAATTTTAAGGCATTCAATGGCGGTTTTGCTATAAAATAGTTTATAAGCAAGTGCTTGATTAACATTATACATCCGTTCATAATTAGCCTTTTTAAAGCCTATTGTTATCACTTCATTACTGTACTTCATGTAAGTTATAACTCCGTTCTGTGGTAATATCGTGTGTATCATTATACGTCCTGTTATTAATTAAGGTTTAATCGTGTCTCTATTTTGATCCTTACTGTATCTTTTAAACTTCTTTCTGAGTTTGTTTCATCTCCCAATGCTACATTAAGCCAATTAATATGAGGGTATTTGTCGGCGGCGCTGTTAATTAATTGGGCTTTTTGTCTGTATAAACTGAATATCTTTTCAGCCTTATTGGCGGGTATATCAGCCTTTGCTTTTACTTCTTTAATGTCGTTTACTATTAATTGAATAAGGCTTTTAAAGGCTTCAATATTAATCATATCGCTTTTAGTTAGGTTTTTCATAGTTGTATGTATTAAGGGTTAAATTATATTATAGTTCCTATTTATGTTTAATGTGGTAATTTTGAGAGTGCGCGTAACCTAAGTAGCACCCGTGGCATTTTGAACTATAGTCTTTGCCTAAATAAACTGGTGACAAGTCCTCTCTATCTGTTATAAATATTACTTCGTTAACTTCATCGCCTGTTGACATAGATTTGTATGTATCTACTCTGCTATAACTTGAACATCTTACTTTGTCAATTACTGTAAATTTAACTGGAGTAAAGGTTCCATAGTTTGTATGCTGAACTTTTGGATTTTTTATCTTTATATCTTTCATGGCTAAATGTATTATAGTTCCGTTTATAAATTAAAATAAGCTAATTTGTTCAAAGTTTGCCTTTAGTCTGTCTGCTACTGCGTACATTCCACATTTAGTTGCTGGCACCTTAGTATGTGTTAATATCTCCATTATCTGAACTCTCAAACTCTTATTGTTTGGTCCTGCTAAAAACATACTTACGTTCATCTCAAAATGAAACCTATCTGCGTTATATTCGTTTCTTAACTGCTCTATAACTTTTAATGCTTTCTCTTTCATGGGGTTAAATTTTATAGGGTTTATATTATAGTTCCTTTATTAAATTGGATTAGATGATAGCATTATAAACTGTCCGTGTTTATCTATCATTTGTTTATTAAACTCTGTTAAGTCTTGCGTATCTGTGTAAATTTCTGTTACTGGTCCTCGCGGTGTCAATAGTTTTATTTCGTATTTCATGGCTATAAGGTTTTAATGTTTACTTCTCCATATTTTAATAGCGTCTTTAACTGAGTAGTCAAAAAACTTTTGTCCATTAATATTAATACAGCCGTTTGCATATTTGTATGCAAAAATTCCGTTTCTTACTTTTGTTTTGCTTATTGGTGTATCGAATAACATAATTTTAAGGTTTTAAATATTTATACTAATTTATTTATACAAAGGTTACATTATAGCTCCTTTAATTAATTAAGTCCTTTATCGTTAAATTTTACTCTTACACTTATTCTTCCTGTTTGCTTCCAGAATATTAAAGTCTTTGGCCCAAACATATAACAAAATTTATATAGTGCCTTATCTGTTTCTTTAACCGTGGCGCCGTTACAAGTTGCTAAAAAAGCTCTTTTATTTTCTTGGATAGTATTATTATTTAATGTTTTCATGGCTTTTATGTTTTAATAGTTTTAAATTATAGTTCCTTTAATCTTTTAAATATTCAAGCATATCATTTATACACTCGCTTGTTGTTTCTCCCTCGTCTGCTCTATCATAGTATGTATAAACGTCAAACCAATTTTCAAAATCATTCTTTTGTCTTGTACTTAGTTTTTTATATAGTTCTTGCGCTTGCTTGCGTTGTCCGTTGGTCCTACTATCTAATATATACTCGAAATATTCTTCAATAGTATTGAAATCTAGTCCTTTTATTGTTGCTTTACTTACCATGGTTTCTAATTATTAAGGGGTTAAAATTATTTGCTTGTTGTTTTATTAGTTGTTTAAATATCTAGTGTTAAATTCTATTTGTGTTACTTTTTGAGGGGTTTTATTGAGATTAAAAGCTACTTCCTCGATAAATTCTAAATTGTCAGGATTTTTAATATTGTTAGTCCATTTCGGGCAAGCATCAACATTAAATTTTTGTAGTGTGCAGCTATTTAATAAAATTGTGCTTGCTAGTGTTACAATTACTGTTTTCATGGTTTTGGGGTTTTTAGGGGTTAAAATTATTATTTATCAATCGGCGGGCTTTATCGAATACGGTTAATATAATTGTATAGTCTTAATCTTGCTTTGTATCTTGTATCAACATATATCTCAGCATCGAATTTAATCTCCCAATTTTGGGCTGTGTCACTATCATTGGTTAATCTCTCAACCGTTTGATCTTTGGCGTTTTTGTAAACTACATGTAATAAATATGGCTTTTGCATTTTCTTAAATTTTAGATTGTTTTTAACTCAACTTTGCGTTATATTTCCTTTTATTAATTAATCAAATTTTAAAGGCACTATTTCACTTATCATTATCTCTATATTGTTACTGTATAGTTCCTTTTCTCCTTTCTTCCATTTTTCTATATCGTATTTTGATGGTTCGTTGTTGTCTTCGTCTACTAAATTACTCCACCATAAAACGGTTTTATCTTCGTTTGTTTCCGCGTGTTCAAAATTGAACGGCAAATAAATAGTATTATTAAAGTGATTTTCTATTGCCTCGCGTATTGTTTCCGTTTTTTGTGTGCTTTCAATATCATAACAATTAACCTGTTTTCCTTCTCCTTCGTTATAACTGTCAATATATACCGTGTGAATTGTTGTTACTTTAAATTTTCTCATGGTTTCCTGGTTTTAAGTTGTTAATATTTGATTTTTGTTTTTGCGGTTCGGCGGATGTGCCTATTTATATACTTTCATTAATTCTATTATATGCCTTTCATCTTCTTGTATATTATATGACTGTATTAATATTCCTCCGTCATATCTTTTATTATGGTATTTCTTCCCTCCTATCTTCTTAGCTCTCTGTAATGCTAATTTATATTTATTGTCAATTCCTATATATATCCCTGTCTTATCATAATCATCGTTATCAGTTATGAAGTTTAAAAAGTGACAAACATATCTAGGGTTCCCGTTAATATCATTGTTAACCCTTGTCCATTCTATTTTATTTGTAGTTTCCATATCTTTATATATTTAAATTGTTATTTACCTTGTATCTTTAATCCTTAACCGTTGGTAGTCGTTTGTTGTCGGTTAATATAAACCTATTTATGTATGTGTATTATATAATTTTTATACTTCCAACATATTAACGTTCAATTAGTTACGCGCTTTAAATCTCTCTAATTGGTGGTGAATATTTGCGTATAAATCCGAAATTAAATCGCTTAAAATGTCGTTTAGTTGGTACATTTCCAGGTCATACAACTGGTTAAAAGTATCTCCATTAACTAAATGAGGCGCTGTTTCTCTGTAATTGTCTAATATGCAGCCAATTAGCTCGGTTTTAGCTTGGCGTTCTCTATTCATTAGGTCGCGGAGTTTTAGGGTTATTTGTGGATTTTTCATTGGTTCTATTTTTTTAGGGGGTTAAAAATGTTAAAAGCTTGTAAACATTGGTGTCTATACGGTGGACGAATAGCATTTTGTGGTTAAAATTCTGGTGCAATTATACCGAATCCGCCAAAGTCTTTATGTATGTTTAAATCTTTTGCTTTCTCGCTTTTAATCTTTATAGCGTATCCTCTAGCGTCAAAATTGATATATACTAAATCTTTTGCTTTTTCGCCTAATATCTTAACTAACTGCTTTTCAATACCGTTAAAAAATACCTCTACTTCTTTTTCTGTAGCATCTTTTAAATCATATCCAGTAAACTTATTACGTTCTAATAAATTTAATGTGTTTGTATTCATTAGGCAAGTTGTGGCAAGATGTGCTTTTCTTTCTACTCTTATAAGTTTTTTGCATAGTTCTATTGGTTCAATTCCAGTATTAAAAATATTGTTTAGGTTTTCGCCGTGTCTTTTAATGTTATTATACATTAATTCTTTTTTAGTTTCTGCTTTCATGGTTTCTAGTTTTATAGGGTTAGTATGTTTGTTTGTTTGCTTATTCAAATATCGTTATTCTTTCGGGACCATATTAAATATTGGTATGAACGGTAAAACAAATTTGTTAGCGGTAAAATAGATTTATGAGTGGTAAAAGGATCTATTAAAAAACGTGTTAAAATTTACCCTATTTATTTAACCTTTATACTAAGTCCAAAAATGATAGTTTAAATTAAAACCGTGCCAAAATCGTATAAATTTAAACTATTACATAAGCGGTAATAATCCAGGATAAGCGGTAATGGCTCAAATAGCCGTTTGTTGTCGGTTAATAGCGTGCCAAAATTACTGTAAATATGTTAAATTATAAGCTATTACATGAACGGTTATAATCAATGATGAACGGCAAAGGTTAATTATCCGTTTGTTGTCGGTTATTCTGACTCAATTTTGAGTTATAAACGTGTGTTATTCCTGGGATAGGTTGTTATGTGTCGGCGCGTTATAAAATGATTATGCAAGGCGGCGGCCTTACTAAAATAATATATTTATATATATAACATTACTAATTTATTTACTTATCTACTAGCATAGCATAAACCAATTTACCATATATAAATACTAATTTACTAATCCTAATAAATCCTAATTTCAAATATCTGTTTAGCTTTTCGTCTTTGTATTATCCCCCCCGTCCCCCGCTTTTTGTTTCTGTTGTAAAATTTAAGCTATATAGTCCCACGAAAGTTTTAATTTTTTAAAAAAAAATTTGATGTTTATTTTATCAATGTTGTAACCTTTAGGGAATGGTTAACGTATAAGGTGTAATATGAAAATAACGGCAGCAAAGGGGTTTTTGAGACAAGTTAAGAAGGCTATGGAAGGAAAGGTATTAATGTGGGATTGGGTGGATGAGAGGTGGATTGTAGGGGATTTGTATAAGGTTAAGAGGTTTAGTAAGTGGACAGTAGTGATAAAAGATTTTAGTAATGAGAAGTAGAAGTAAAGTAAAGGAAGTAGTAGGTTCGGATTATGTTTTGACATTTGGTAAGCATAAGGGTAAGGCTATATGGTGGATTCTTATGAATGATTGTGGTTACGTGGTGTGGTTAGTAGATAACGATGTATTAAGTTTATCTGAGGGGATATATGAAGAAGCTAAGGCTTTTTATAGTGAGATGGATGATATGAATGCAGGGTTCGGCGGATGTGAGGTAGATATTTACTAAATAAATTAAAATAATTGTAACCTTTTAAAGGGATAATAAGTATAAGGGTGTATGGAAGAGAATAAAGGTTCCGCCGAAATGGTGGATAGAAAAGAAGGATATTATTGGGTTAGATATACTAAGTCAGAAGAATTTGAGGTTGCTAAGTGGTGGCCAAAGGAGGGTAATTGGACTAGAAATAACTACGAGTGGGAGTTCTGGGATGAAGATTTTTACGAAATAGATGAAAGACAGATATGCAGAAGTTAACCTTAATAGAAGATATGATGCCACATGAGATAGTGTTGTATTACTTTCCAACGGCAGATGAAAACGATATTGATTGGATATTGTGGAACAAGACAGTATTTCCTTATGGGCCGATAGAGAAGATAAATGATAGTATTTATGAGTGGTATTTAAAAAATAACTCAACTTTGAGTTAAAAATAGGTAATTAATAAAAAAGTAATTAATTTAGCATGGTGTCAACTAATAAGATAAAACCTTACGCGATATACGATAGTGTATATGATTTACAGTATATGGAACTGTATAGTGGTAGTGAAAGAGATCCTGTAGTGGATGCTTCGATATATGCTGTAGACAACTTAGCTTTTGATTGTTTTGGTAGTAAACTTCCTTTTAGTATACAAGTAGGATTAAATGCTCAGTATTTAGATAGAAGTAAATACTTACTTGAGGATATGGATAAGAGGGTTGTGAGATGTAGTCAGAGAGTTACAGTTACTATTATCGTATTTAATAACATGGATGATTACTTATGGTATGAAAACGGAGAGAAAACATGGATAGATTTATAAGCCAAACATATAGTTATAGTACTCATAGAAATTACTTTATGAATAGTACAGGAGACTTATTTATAAATAAAGAAGGAGATTTATTAATTTATTACAGATTTGAATATGGCAAGTAATAGTGAATACGAACAAAGAAGAAGTTTTGAGGGTAATAAGTCTAATGCTATAATAGAGGAAATAGATGGCATTATGTGGTTTACACCAACATCTCAATTAGAAAGCGGCAGGAAGATAGTTCGCATAACTGGGTATGAAATGGCAATGCTTGACGATAAACAAGATAAGTTACTAGTTCATCCGTCTACTATATACAATCCAAATAGTAAAATTTAAAAACCAAATAAATATATGAAAAGAACAATTAGTAAAATCACTGTTAATTCAGGAGGTTTAAAGGGATTAATCCTAGAGGGTCGCGAAGATGTGGCTAAGAACAACAAGATTACTGAAGATGGCTTCAAGTTAACTAAAAAGCATCCGATTTCGAGAGATTTAGAAGACAAACTTAAAGAGTTTCGTTTTTTTGCTTTAAATATTTGTGGTTTAATAACAGATAGTACAAGTAAGAATGAGAAATTAATGTTACTTGACGGATGTGATGTATTATCTATTGAGTTCGAGAAGGGTGTTACTGGTTACTTTAAGATTAAGGTAGCAAGCCGAGTATTTGATACTAAGACTATTACATTAAGCACTCCAAAGACAGATTCTAGTGACGATTATCAGTATTTTGATACAGTTATGAATGTAGTAGAGTCATTATTAGAAGAAGTTGAGCAGTATGAGAAGGGATTGAAACAAATCAGTGACGAAGACTTAATGATAAGCTATATCAGACACGGTAAAGATAAGAGTATGGATTTAGACAAGTTAAATGAGATGTCGGCGGAAGAAAAAGCGGATTACTGTCAATCCATCCTTGAGAAACTAGGATGCTTAGTTATTCGTCCTGATGAAGTATATGAAGAAGGAGAAATAGAAGAAGTGTCTTTAGAAACTAATGTACAACCATTAATGTTAGATATGGACCCAATGAGTGATGAATCTCAAGAAGTATGGGAACATACTATGCCACAAGAAGATGAAATTGAGCCTTTAGAATTAAAAATTGCAGAACCAATTAAACTAAAAAAATAAATATGATTCATAATCTATTTCCAAATGAGGTGTATTTAGAACCTAACGAACACAAGTATTTTGATTCTGAAGGTAATCAATACATCTCATTTTCGGCATTATACGGTAAACTTGTAAAGAAGTTTGATGCAGTAGGTATCAGTAAGCTAGTAAGTAAACACGGAGACAAGTCGGCGAGTGAAGTAAGACAAGGGTGGGAACAAACCGCCGTAAACGGCTCAAGAGTAGATGCTGCTTTAGAAAGATATGCTCAAACAGCTACTTTAGATGAAAGTGATGAAGATTTAAGAACTTGCGTTGTAGATGTATTGTATAAGTACAGAAACTACTCTAAAACATTTGAGCAAGGAATACCTTACTCTAAAGAATATAGGGTAGCAGGTAGTTGGGATAAATTAAGTTTAACTTCTAATCGTAAAGATAGTAAGTTTGTGTTATCTGACTTTAAATGCTTTGTTAAGGGATACGATTCTCTGTTTACTGTTAGTGGACAACCTTTCTTAAACGCTCCATTTGAACATTTATCTAATACAAAGTTTACTAAAATCAGCTTACAGTTATCTTATTATAGCCATTTATTCGAGGAGTTGACTGGGAGAAAGTGCGAGAAAGTATTTATAGACTTAATCACTCCTGTATTTGATTCTAATAATAAATTAATAAGTTATAAGAACGAAGTTGTACCAACAATGTATTTAAAAAACGATATTAAGATACTACTAGAAACTTATAAAGATGAGATAAAGTATATGCTAGATAATACGGTTAAAGCAGATTTTGTAGATGTATCCGCTGAAGATGATGAAATATTTTAAAAAATAACTCAAACTTGAATTAAAAAACATGAAATTTATAGCAACCTTAGTTTTGTTTTTAGGTATCGGAGGATGTATAATAGTGGTAGTTGTAGCTAATGAAGAGAAAAAGACTCTTATAAAAGACTACAATAAACAGTTCCAAGACACTCCTTTATATTACAAGAGATACATAAGTACAAGTGTAGTTTATAAAAGTAAACACAAACATTAATAAAAATTTACTAAATTAGAGCCGAGTAGCGAGATGTTATTCGGCTTTTTAGCATAAAACAAAACAATATGAGTTATTTATTTTTTATTGACCAAAAGAACAATAAAGTTCTTCATCCAGATGTGGTAAAATTAGAACCGCAACTAGCCTTATTAACAGATAAGGAAGTTTTATTCATAATTTTAGCTTACGACTACAATTCAATTTACAGACAGTTTCCTGAAAGACAAAGAGTATCTAAGGCTATATTTCATGTTTGGCAAGATAATAAGCCTGAATTACTACACGAAGAGAAGCGTCCAAAACGTATATCGGAGGCTATTGAGGCATACAAGTCTTTACAATACAATAGAAATATTGAATTAGTAGAAATGTATAATAAGAAAATAGACGAACTTCTTAACATATTAGACCACGATAATTCTACAACAGGTATTAAGAATGCTATGGACTCAATAGATAAGTTCAGAAAAGCAATTCAAGCAATAGAGAGAGAAGTGGTAGAAGAAAAGTTGCTTGATGGAGAGCTTAAAGGTAAAACAGAACTTAGTTTCCTTGAGAAAATGAAGTCTAATCAAAAGATGTTTAAATCAGTAACAGCTAAACGAGGATAAGATGGACTATAAAGAACTACCTATATTACTCGCGCCTTATGTTAAAGGAAAGGGATTTGACCCTTTGCCATTGGTTACAAATGGTATTCCTGATTATGCTGATGGAGCAAAGAATCCTAAAGTGATAGGAACTACTGAATACGAAACATTTTGGGCGGAACAATTATACAGATGTATTAATGGATACCAAACAGGAGGAATATTTATACCAGGCAGATTCTATTATTACATGAATTTTAATAATATGAATACGGTTCATGGTATTATTACTCCTGATTTTTGTGATATGCACTTAGAATTATGTTACATAATAGAATGGTGTAAAGCAAATGGAAAGAACTTAATAATAGGAAAGAAACGAAGGGCAGGTATATCTGAGTTTACTCAAAAGGCTGTTATTGACCACGGATATAGATTTAGTGAGTCTTATCAAGCTGGTATAGCGGCAGGTCAAAAGAAATATGCAGAGGATTTTATGACAAAGTGGGAGGATTCTGAAGCTTTATTACAGAGTGAATTTAGAGTAAACTCTCTATTAAACAACCCTGATGAAGTAGTTTCGGGATACGAGTTAATGGATGGCGGTAAGACAACTCTAAAAAATAACGCTTGTAAGATATTTGTAAGAACCATGCACAACAACCCAAATATGTTTAAGGGTTTATTCTTAAATGATGTTGTGGCAGAGGAATCAGGAGAATTTGAGAATCTTTGTGAGTTTATTAGTGCTACTAATGATTGTTTAATGGATGGAGATACACAAGTTGGAATGTTTATGATTTATGGAACTGGCGGAAATATTAACAAAGGCTCTAAAGATTTTAAGAAAGTGTGGGAGAATCCTAATGATTATAATGCTGTTAAGTATTTAATTACAGGAGATAGATTTAAGAAACCATTTTACGGTGGCGCAACTCGTTTCGGAAAAGATGTATCAGTAACTCCTAATCTTTTAAAGAAGTATAAACCATACCAAATAATAGGAATGGAAGATACGGAAGCTGCTATGGAGAATATTATGGAAGAGAGGGAGAGATTAAAGAAAGGAGATTTAAAGAAATACATGGAACATTTACAGAATAATCCCATCAACGAGGCGGAGATATTTAGAAAGATGTTTAGTAATAACTTCGATATTCAAAAGATAAATTCACAACAAGATGAAATAACTATAAATAAGAATAAGTACTCGAAGTGGAAATTAGAGTGGGTAACGAAAGAAGGAACATTAGAAAGAGTAAATCCATTAAGAGTAAAAGCTATTCCTGCAAAAGATACTGACGATGAAGGAGATTGTATATTAATACTTGATGAATACCATCCTGATAAGAAGTATAAGAATTTGTATGTTGGAGGAATTGACCCTTACGATCAAGATAAAGGGGTGTCTAAATCTTTAGGTGCAATGTGTGTAATGACTCGTCCTAATACTTTTGGTATTCCATTTAATATGCCAGTGGCTGTTATTTGTACTCGTCCTAAAAGAAAAGAGATATTTTTTGATATGTGTTTAAAATTATCTGTTTATTATGACTTGGTAGGTAATACATTAGGAGATAAGGCAGGTAGTTCAGGTATTATAAAGTGGTATGAAAACCATAATTGCATGAGATACTTGGCACCGAGACCTAAGAAGTTTGAGAGTATGAATAGTGAGCAGTCACATGAGTTTTGGGTTTCATTAAATACTTATAGCCGTCCATTAATGGTTGGCGCTATGCAAACATCTATACATGATTACTGTCAGAATATATGGTTTCCCGAATTAATTAATCAATTAGGAAACTTTGATGAAGTAGAAATAGGAAGTGATAATGACTTGGCGGATGCTTATGGAATTGCTTTAATGCAATCTATTAGTGTAGTGGCCGCGCCAAGAGATGATAATACTAAAGAATCAGAAGACCCATTTAGTTTAGGAAATTGGATAACTGATAAAAATGGAAACGTAATTCCTGCTGGAGATTTTAAGCGTCCAACTAATCCTGAAGAGGACCATGAATATTTTGGTAGTTAGTTACTTAATTTTTACTATTTTTGAGTAAAAATACATTCAATGCGTTCATATCCACAAACAAATGTTTTAGAGAAAGAAAAAACACCTGAGTGGTGTAAGCTATTCCTAGATTATTCTCAAGATTTATTAAGAAGTAGCGACTATAATAGGTCGCTTATGGATGAATCTTTTAAATCATATAATGGAATAAAGACTCCTGAGAGTATATTGTATCTTACAAAAACTTACGGAATACAAAATAGAGCGAAGTTTATACCTTACCGCGCACATTCAACTAAGATTAAATTAATGGTTGGAGAGTTTCTTACAAGACCATTAAACGCAACTGTAACCACTATAAATAGAGATGCTAAATCTGCAAAGATGGACCAACTTGATTTTATGTACGGTGCTATGGAAGCTAAATCAGAAATACTTGATTTAAAAAACAAGGTTGGTGTAGATATAATGGAAGGCGCGCCGATACCTGATGGAGAAGAAGACCCAATATTCCAAAAGATGTCTCCAAAAGACAAGGAAGAGAGTATTATGCAAATTATCTTAAATGAGCAAATACCTTCTTTAGATTTAAAACAAAAATTTTCAAATGACTTATTAAATTGCTCAATAGCATCTATGATTTACGGAAAGGTAGAAAGAGATGAAGAGGGTGAAACAAGATATATTAGTATTGACCCACGCGATGCTATTTACGAAGAGATTGATGGAGATACTTTCTTAGAGAAAAGTCCTATCATGGGATGTAGACAATGGATGTCTATTCACGATGTGATGCGTAGATATAACTTTGATACTAAGCAGTTGCAGATGTTAAAAGATATATCTAATAATCCACAAAGTTACGCTAATGCTTCTAATAACAGAATTAGATATAGCCCTAATGGCGGATTAGTAGTAGAGGTTATTCATATAGAGTGGAAATCAGTAACAGCTTCTTACTTTAAGAAAATGCCTAAGACTGTAACTCAATTAATATTCGATCCATCAGAGAAATTTATTTACACAGAAATTGATGCTAAAAACTACGAAGATAATAAAGAGTGGCACGATTCACAAGTACAGAAAGGTAAGTATGAGATAGAAGTAAGATACGCAGAAGACTTATGGGAAGCAACTCGTATAGGAGGATTAGAGAAATTAGACGTTAATATGAGACGTTCTTACTTTATTATGAGAAGTGTTGACGAGCCAGGAAAAGTATTAAGTTCATCTTATACAGGATTCTTATGCGGAACGGTTGACGGTAAACGTATCTCTTTAATGAATGAAATGGAGAATTGGTCTAACATATTTGATATTGTAATGTATCAAATATTAAAGGATATTAATAAGCACAAAGGAACAATTTTAGGATTCAACACGGCGGCATTAGGAGCAAAAAATACAGTAAAGAAAATCAATTACGATATAGTAAACGATGGATTTGTAACTTATGATACTTCAGCAAGCGGTAACTTTCATGGTAGAGATGTGTCTTTAAATAACATATTACAAACACATGATTTAGGATTAAGTAGTTCTTTTGGAGCATTAGTTCAATTTAAAAACGACATTCTAGTTATGATGGATAGAATGACAGGTATTAACAATGATAGAGAAGGTCAAATATCGGCTAGTGCAACTGCAACTAATACTAATTCAGCTATCCAAGCTTCTAGGACAATGACAGAGCCATTCTTTTACGGAGTTTATATGTATATTAATAAGACTTTAACTAAGATTGTGGAGAGTACTAAGATTACTTGGGCATTCTATAAATTAGAAAAGGGTGAGCAGATATTAGGAGTAAGTAAATTTAAGTTCTTAAAAGTATCTCAAGAGATAGGATATAAGGATTACGGTGTTCATTTAGAAGACTCAGGTAAATACGCAGAGGTTAAACAATTTATGAGAGACCAACTTAATGCTTCTTTAAATGCTAAAGAAATACGTCCAGAAGATGCTTTAGCTTTTGTATGGTCAGATATTGCATCAGAACAAAGAGCTATATTAAAAGAAGGATGGGCTAAGATTAAAGAACTTGAAGGGCAAAGTCAACAAGCTCAAATGCAAAATCAACAACAAATGCAAGCAGCTCAACTTGAACAACAGTTACAGTTAGCTAGAGAGGACCGTGAGGACAGACAGTTAAATGAAAAAGATAATATTATTTTGCAAGGTGACACTGATATACGCGTAAATCAAAATAAGATGTCTGACCAAGTGATAGTTAATCAAAATAAATTCGATAACGAAAATATAAACAATGCAAATATTTAATATATTTGACTAAAAATACAACAAAATGGAAAACCAAGCTGAAATAGTAGCAGAAAATACTCAACGAGAGGTTGAGTCTGCCGTAAAGCCTAATTTCGATTTGTTGTCAACTGACTCATACATTAACGGTGAAGTTCCAGTAGCAGCAAAAGAAGAGGTAAAAGAAGAAGTTAAATCTGAAAAGACAGAGGAAGTTATTGAATCTGAAATGAAATTAGATGAAGAAAAACCATCTGAAGAAGTTAAAGAAGAATTAACGGAAGATGTTAATGAAGAGGTAATTGATGAGAACGCGCCACTAACATTAGATGATGATTCTACTCAAGAAGAAGAAGGAGATTGGATTGTGTATGCTAAATCAGAAGGTTTAGAAATTGCAGAAAATTCTGTTGAGGCTTATATAGAAGCTAAAACAGCTCCCTTAATAGAAGAGATTGAAAAGGCTAAATCATTAACTAAAGAATCTTTATTCTCTCAATTAGCTCCAGAACAAAGAATGTATATGGAGTTGGCTGATGCAGGATACTCACACGATGAGATAGTTAACCCTCTTAAAAATATAGAGAAATACAAATCAATGGATTCTGTAGCTTTATATAGAGAAGATTTAACTATTAAGATTGAACAAATAAGACCACTAACAGATACAGATATGGCTTGGATTGACCAAGAGATTGAAAGAAAAGTTGAAAGTGGAGAGGTAGAACATGAGGCTACTAGAATTAGATTAGAATTAGATGCTGCGGAGAAACAAATTGTTTCACAACGCTCAGAGATAATTGAAAAATACAAAGCGAATAGAGAAAATAGTTTACTACAAGCGCGCAAAGCGGAATCTGAATCAGTAACAAAAGCACTGAATGAATTGTCAGTCTTTATGAATCAGCCACTTGCACCAGAAGTAAAGAAAGGCTTAACAGAAAGGTATAATAGTGGTAAGTACGACCAACTAATGAAAGACCCAAGTATGGTAAGTAAGTTTATAGCATTTGTAGAGTTAGGAGAGAAAGCCGTAAAAAATATTGAAGCTAAGAGCTACACTAAAGGCAAACTTGAATACGCAAACAAGATGCACAACACACCGCCTTTGGAAAAAGGAGGAGCATCAAAAAGCATGACATTACAAAAAACAGGAAATTTTGAGTTATTAGAAAACGACCCACATTTGAATGGTTAACAAATTAAAAAAACAACTAACCTTAAAATAAAAAACAATTATGCCAACAGTAAACCCAGGTCAAACAAACCTAGTAAGAGGTACGTTCTCAGCAGACTGTACTTTAGAGTCTGATTTAATTAGAAATCAGCAAAAATTCCCTGCTATCCGTCAAATGTTAGAACGTGTGGATCAAAGACAATTAACTACTTTATTAACATCTGGAGCAGTAGGCCCTTATGGTATTAATTTAAGTAAACCAACTAAGTTTGGTAAAGTAAAAGAAAGCCAAGCTATTGGAGATAACTCTTACCGTTTCAACGTTATGGGTCGTATTCAAAAAGCTGCAACAATTATCTCTCAAGTAGGTAGTTCAGGTTCAGATGGTACTTTCCAATTAATCGCTAAAGATAACTACGCGTACAAAGGACAAATGTGTGTTTTTTACGGAAATCGTTATTCTGCAATGGTTATGGCTGAGCCTACTAAGGTAGCAGCAGGATGGTTATATAGTTTCCAACATCCACAAAAAGAAGTATTCTCTTTTGCTACACACGTTGCAGCTCAAGGTACAGGTACTTATACTTTCTTCCCATCTACAACAGGTTATGGTGAGAAATCTTTAAAAGGATATGGTCGTGACCAATTCCCTGATACTTTTATCGTAGATATGACTACTCAACGTAAAACAGTTGCTATCTCTGGAGATGCTGCAACAGATGTATTATGGTATGAGTATATGTCTTCTAACGGTCCAGTTAAAGGATGGAAATTCGAGAAAGTTCGTCAAGCAGAAGCTCAATGGGCTATGGAGAATGAATATGCTAAAATCTTCGGTATCTCTACTATGAAAAACACAGATGGCTCTCGTGCTGCTGTAGCTAACTTAGTTGATAACGAAACAGGTAATGGTATTATCATGGGTGACGGTATCGAGGAGCAAATCTCTGGCGGTAACGAATTATATGGTTCAGGTGTAAACGGAGAAGCTACAGAAGATGATTTTATTGATGCAATGAAATTATTAACTAAGCAATCTGATTCATCTACGTCTTCTGTTAATATCGTGTTTATGACAGGTATTGATGGATACTACAATGCTCAACGTAAAATGGCTCGTTTCGTATTAGCGCAAAACGCTCAATTAATGCAACAAGTACAAGGTGGAGCTGAAATCGAAGTAGGATACCACATTACACGTATGAATTTCGCAGGAAGTTCAGTATGTTTTGTACAACATCCTTTATTTGATGATGAGTTACGTTTCCCTGAGAGAGGTAATGATGGTCAATTAATCATGTCAAGTACTTATATTGGTGGAGATTTAGGTTCATTTATGGATTCTAATATCGAAATTATACCTAAAGGTGCTTACGGTGTTAATCGTTCTGACGTTAAAACTACTATTAATGGTATGACAGGTTTACCTGGAGATGCTATTTCAGAAGAAGACGCTTGGAAAATGGCGATGTTAAAGCAAGATTTACTTGTTATTTACAACACAAAAAGATGGGCGATCATCCGTAAATCAGCTTAATTAGATTTATAATAATAAAAACCCCTAGCATTAATTTGTTAGGGGTTTTTTAGTTTTTTAATTCAAGTTTGAGTTATTTTTATATATTTGTCTTAAATTTAAACCAAATAAAAATGAATGTATTTAATTTAACTGCCAACGACAACGTAAGCGAGATGCTTAAAGAAGGCACAGATTACATCATTGTAAAAGACGGCAATGGTGCGGAAACAAAAATCGTCAATTTAGCTAATGAGAAATACTGTCCTCGCAAGGGATTTATTGAAATCGAAGCTATGCGAAAATCTAACAAACATGAAAATGTTAAAATGATTAGAAAGATTCGGGACAAAAAAACTAACTTATTCTATGGTATTCCAACAGGAATTAACACAGAAACTAAAGAGTTACAGTTTAAAGCAATTTGGATAGACAATAAGATGTTATTCGATTTGTCAATTCCTGACCAAGCGATGGCTTGTGCTATCATTTTAAACAGTCAATACATAGAAGGAAGTCCAAACCAACAAGGTAGAAGCTTATGGAAAGTAATTGATAAGGAGGTAATAGCTCATAAAGAGATTAATAAACGTACTTTAAGAAGACAAGCGGAGGTTATTATCGAGTCATTAAGCGGAAGTGCTTTAGAAGAAGCTGCAATTAATTTAGGTATTAATGTAGATGCTAACAGAAGTGTATTTATGATGACTAATGAGATTTACCGAGTAATGGAATTAGACCCTAAGAAGTTTATCGAGTTACATAATAATCCTGAGAGAGAATATATTTCAGTATTTAATAAGGCGGTTGCTAAAGGATTCATTGTAAACGATGTATTAACAGGCAATTATATCTATGGTAATATTCCATTAGGACATAATAAAGAAATGGCTATTAAATTCTTAGTAGATAATACAGGAATGGCTACTACTTTAAATGCTAAATGCGATATGCAAGATGCTGAGTCAAGAAAGTCTATGGAAATTAAGCAAGAGTCGGCACAATCACAATCTAAAGAAGCAGAAATGCAGAAAAAGATTATGGAATTAGAAGCTGAATTAGCTAAGAATAAGAAAGTAGAGGAGTTTAAAGACCCATTTGCAAGTATGGAATCGGCGGTTTCGGAAGAAACTAAAAAAGATAGTGCTGAAGTAATGGCTGATTTAAAAGCAAGAGCTAAAGAATTAGGTATTAAAGGATTTGCACTACCTCACATGACAGAAGCTAAATTAGTAGCTGCCATAGAAGAAGCAGAGAGTAAACTAGCATAACTATAACTAAACACAAAACGAAAGAGGGCG